TTTGTTTTCAAAAACTCTTTGTAGTCCATTTTCTCCACCTCAATCAATTTCGTATACAATAATCTTGTCAGCTATCATACCTGCCGAATGCTCGATGTTTGCGCCTTGTGAATCTTCCCATCCTTGAAGCATATACAGTATGTCAGCTTGTTTTACAAGTGCCAAGTCAACTTCCAAATAGCCTTTATAGGTCAATTCAGGAAGTGCATCCCCTATCTTTGCCGGATTGATAACATCATATCCTTGTTTCTTCAGATTTTTCTCTGCTTTCGCAAACTTCTTTCGGTAATGCTTATCATTTGTGATCGCTCCTGATATGTAAATTAGCATTTCATACCTCCTTTCCAATATGATAACGGCATCTTGCCCATGCCCGATATGCTTCATCATTCCATAGATCATCCCACCAATCATCCCAAGTAATAGGATACCGAGAAAACAACTTCATAAATGCGTAAGCTATCAGTTTTGCTATCAGGCAAAAACACAAAACAATAAGTACCATAAGATTTATCCATAAAACAAATGGTGTTATCAATACAATCAGAATAACAATTCCAACTCTATTTATATAATCATCCTGTTGCCATAGCACCGTTTGATGTAGAAAACAGATTTTGAAAAAATCCTTTTTTGTCCTTAATATGTTATCCATACAAGCATATCTGTCAACACAAAGCATATATAGCATAATTGAGCAAAGAAAAGATATACATACCGTAATTGCTATTATACACGTTATTACTGTTGTCATTTCATTCCCCCGATTTCACTATCTCAAACACATACTCATCGTGATAGTTGCCCTGATTATCTTTCGTGGTATCTCTCATCTGGTGCATATTTACAAACCAATGCGGATGTTCTGTCGCAATTCTCATCGCAAACTTTTTATATCCTCTCAATGCCGGATTACCACCCACACATCGCCATTCTATCCGATGATGTTCATTCTTATTTTCCTTTAATTGCTAAAAAATGGTATATCCACATCATTCGTGTTAGGAGCAGATATAAAATCATCATCCTGTGATGTAGGAACACTTGTATCTGCCGAAGAGCCATTAGATCCCGATTTTCCTGCGAAACTTGCTGCTGCAACATTACATTCATTCGTATAAATGGTCTCACCCTTTTTGTCCTTATAACTATCTGTCTGCCATGATCCTTCCACAAGGATAGGAGAACCTTTTTTAAAATACTTCTCGATGAATTCCGCTGTCTTCTGAAAAGCGACACAACGAATATAGTCAGCTCCATATCCCCCGTCCTTATTCTTGTATTTCCTCGAACACGCCACCGTAAACTTTGCGATCGGCATATCCTTTGAATATGACATCTCAGGATCGCGTGTAAGGTTTCCCATCAGTATCACTCTGTTGTAACTCATTTTGTTATACCTCCTTAGTCTGTTATAGTGTTATCTGTAACCCTGCTTCTGCACAGAGTACATTCACATCATAGTCAATCATGTCTTTTATCTGTTTTACAGCCATATTTTCATCCAATGTATAAGGATTGCTATGGATCAACATTACTGTCTGTAGGTGCTTTGATATGTTATGCCGGACAAATTCTTTACAAGTATCAAAGCTCATATGCCCTTGCACTTTATGTTTGAAGTTTGGGGCATCCATATCTATCATGTCTTGCTGATAATTGCACTCCACAAGGATATGATTCACATTCAGATTGCTCATATCATACGGACAGTATTCCAAGTCTGTCAGAAAAAGCATTTTCCCCATATCCTCATGTTTAATATAGAACCCATAACTCACTATATCTCCGTGTGGATTTTTAAATGCCTGTATCTTAAACCCACCATATTTTACAGATTCTTCCTCTCTCATCCACGGATAAAAGGCTTTGACACCTATCTTCTCATACTCTGCATGATATCCGAAGTGATCCTTATGTTTATGTGAGACAACCGCTCCGACTATATGTCTGATGTTAAAATCAAGAGCAATCTTAACATCTTTAAGCGGAACCCCCATCTCGATTATTAGGCACTCTTTACCGTTTCGTAGCAGATATGAGTTTCCTGATGATCCTGTGGCTATTACATCAAGTATCATTCATCCCCTCCATACTCTTTGACCATATAATGCCCTATGACCGCCGTCAGTAGTTCGTTGATAAAGCAATAGTTGTATAAACCATCTGTGCCATCAAGCGACTTATCAATCACAGTTATGATGTTCTCCCTTACCATATCTGCAAGAACTTCTGATGTGTACTCTCCAATCCCTCCGCAGACTTCTGCTCTAAATAGATCCGTTTCTTTGTTATACCCAAGCGGTTTTATGTTATACATATCGTTACTCTCCCAGCTTTATATACACCATCCGCAACTACCGAAACTCAAACAACTCAATGCACTACATATTTCTTCGTATTCATCCTCTGTTATCTTGTATTTTTTCAACACATCTTTTGTTGACGGTCTGGGTATAAATTGCATATTTCCGCACCCATAAGGCTCTGCTTGTTCTGGGTTTGTATCATATTTATCTCCAAAATCTTCATATTCAGCCTTTATACCGTTTATTTCAAATGTTTCCAATTCACATAACGATCTCATATCCTTGATTATGTATTTCATATCTCATCCTCCTGGCTTTACGATCTCGTATCTTTCTTCATCCGTCATATCGTTCCATTTCTTGCAATTTTGTATGCCAAGCTGACTAAAGATACCTACCAATACACTAACAACTATACTGTTTCCGGCTTGCTTGTAGCATTGAGTATTGCTATTCACAGACAACATTTTATCTATATCATCATCTCTAACCCCCATCAGGCGTAAACATTCTCTCGGACTTAATTTGAATATTCCGTACTGTTCTCCGTCTTTAGCTGTTATTAGATAATCTTCAACTGTCGGTTGCTTATCCTCTTTAATTGCAATCTCGACTTCCTGATCGAAGTTTTCATCATGTATCTGTTGTCGTGTTTCATCATCCATTTTTAATATTCCCTTGAATTTATTAATCATATCCATTCTCCTTGTGTATAACCCATCAACTGATGTTGCACTCTGCGATACTGATACTTGTTTTCGATCATATACTCTGTGTTGTTGCCTGAACTGTTTGCCAAATTCATTTTTTGTTCCTATTCCACCTATCAGCCGTACTGTTTTAGGCTGTATTCCTCCCCCCCCCACAAGTCGGAATAGTCGGTGCAGATGAAAACTTATCATATATTCGATTTGCACTTTCAAATGTTCCGTCTGAATTATCCATTTCTCCGACAATCATTGTTTTCTTTGTCATATCGCTTTATAACTCCTGTTGCTCCGTATCCCCCCCTACGGACAAAATTTGCTAAACTGTTCTTGTAATACTGACTTTTAATAGTCCGGCAAGTTCCATCCTCATAAGGGTTTAATGATTTTACAGCTTTTACCATACCTCTTTACCACCTTTTGCGGTTCTTTGAAATCCCTCGAAAGTATGGAATAACTACATCCCCCCACCTAAAACACGATTAGCCTGGTAGTATCTATCCCAATCTATTCGACCTAATTCAATGATCCGCTTTCCCATTTTCTAATAACCATAATACTTTCTTTCGATATGTGTGATTTCAATGTCGGGCATTGTCCTCGTCTATCAAATATCCTCATATTATCTCTGTTCTGTCTTGCTGTATTTCCTATTGCTCCGAGAACAATGATGTCGTCTGATAACTTTTGGAGCTTCTTTGTACATAACGGCGTAGAATGTTGGTGCGACCCCCCCTATCAAATACTAAGCCTGATTGGTGTCTGCGGTTTTTATCTCTTGATACGCAGCCTATCTCGATCACTTGTTTTTCCATCTGATTATCTTACACACTCCGCTTGTCGTTGTTATTGTAGGAGATATGTTACCCCCCCCTTGAACTCTGCCACGCCTTAATTTGCTTTCGGGGTATGACAAATCAGCTACTCCCGGAATTGAACATTTTATATAACCCTCTTTAACCGCTTGTTTTATCCCGATGTATTCCATTATTCCATACCCTAATAGTCTTTATCGTGTCCTCAACAGTTCTGATCGTAGGGCTGCCCCCCCCCTCGATGATAAACTCGATTAGCTAATTCATAACCTTGTTTATCTATCTTTCCAATTTCGATACATTTTTTATCCATTTTCTTAACCACTTTCATAGGGTCTTTATACTCCGTTCCTGTCATAGCCGTTGAAGTACCCCCCCTACTCATAACCCGACCTCTTTCACCACCTACACCTAAATCACACAAAACAATAAGCCGTTTATTCGAGTTTTCCGTCATCATCAAGTTCCTTTAACAGTTTCAAAGCCTTGTCGGATTTCACTACCAACTGTAATGCCTGCTCATCTGTTAAATCCTCAAAATAATCCTCAATGCAGGTTGTCAATTCAATCGGTACAGGAAAATGATAATTCCATTCTCCAAGAATACTGACAACAAAAGTCCTATCTCTGTTCTGTGCGATTCCATAATCACTTGCATTTAGGTCTTGCACGAAGCTTGAATATCCAAGTGTTTCAAGAAATTCAAGCCACTTTGAAAAGTGTGGCATATTCTCCTGACTATGAATAGCTGTGACATTCTCCATAATACAGATTTGTGGTAGTTGCCCTCCTTCATCTAACTCTTCAAGTATTCTCTGTACTTCCCAAAGTAATGACGATCTTGTACCACTACCTTTTTCAAATCCCTTCATCTGTCCTGCAACTGATATGTCAGTACAAGGGAAACTATAGAACATAATGTATTCATACTTATCCCTATCAACTATCTGTAGGTCTGATCCTTTTATATCGCAGATGTCAGTAGTCGGAAAATTTGTTCCATGAACCGAGTTGTATGATGTAATAGCATATTTATCAAATTCAACCACTTTATAATGTTCAAAGTCGGCTCCGAGGTTCCTTAATGCCATAGCCTGTGATCCATATCCGGCAAAAAGCTCAATCAACCGTATAGGCTTATCAATTTGATATTCTTGTCTTGTAATATCAAACAAATTCATCTGTTCTGACATCCTCACACCTCTAATCCTGTTTCTTCCTATATAAATACATTTTCAAAATGCGCGGTTTAACCATAACCGCTAAAGGACGCATCAGCCGTTTTCCCGGTCAGTACCTCCGCTAATGCTATGCGAACATAGTCAAAAGGTGTATACGAGATACCTAATTTAGAGCCGGCTTTCATTTGTTCTCCACTCTTACCTGGCGTATCAGGATTTGAACCTGAACTGTCGGAGTCAAAGTCCGATGTGACTACCATTACACCATACGCCAATATCCCATAACCTCTGCTCTATGCTTGTAAAAGGGAATTGTGCTACCACCATCTACGCATTGTTGGTTTCACTTTAGCAATCCTTAATCCCCGAAGTAGCGTAGCCTATATCGAGGCAAGCCAAAGCCGAAACGGATTGCAAGGTTTATATGTTTTTGTTTTATGTTCTGTTCTTTGGTTTTCTGTAATGCGGTTTATTAAGTTTTTTTGTTGTGTTTTGATCTATCTCAATCCTCTACCGAGAATGGAATAGCGTTTGCGTTTTCCTCGATCTCGATTGCTACGCTATCAATAATATCTTCCGATGTTTGAGGGATACTCTCATCATCGTTGTAGTATTCAGCCTGAAATGCGTTCTCAAAGTCAACCTCTACATCTTTCAAAAGTCTGCGAATAGCGACCTTTCGATACATTCTTTCAGGAAAATCTTTCCAAGCACCACCATTTCCCATCTTCGACTTGCTCCGCACCACATCAAGCTCTTTTCTACTCATGGTGCAGTATGAAATGCCACCATCCTCGAAAACCACATAGGCAAAAGCACCAACTATTTCAGCCGTATTAAACATTTTCGGTACAAAATTGATCTGTGGTACACTATCCTTTATACAAGCCGTGAAATCATCACCCTCTCTTACCACATCAGCTATAATCTCCCTGACAGGACGAATTGAATACTTTTTTACAAGTTTTTCCATTCCAGAATAATCCATCTGAAACTCTAACTTGTTGCCATAGCCGACAAGATAACATTCCTTATTCATAAAATCCAAACCGAGAATTGCACCTCTACGCAGACAATTCATAACCTGTGTCGATCCGTACTTCTCTAATTCCTTGCCTTTGTCCATGATTACGGCAACAGCATTTTCAATAAACCTTGACTTGTTAAAGTTTGTTGGAAGTGCATCTCTAACGCTTTCAAGGTCAGCAGCTATATTGTCTACCCATTGTTTCTTTACTGTTGCCACCTGTGTATTAGCCATTGTTATACCTCCTATTTTGTTTTTTATTTAATTTGATGTTTTTTAATTTAATCTGCTTTAGTGTTTTCTGTTTTCATTTAATTAGCTTTCTTACTTTATCATTTCACATTCTCAACATGGAAACGACCAAATCCGGCATTACGACTACTTCCTATCCCATTACCAAATCCGGCAATCTGAAATAGTCCTGTAATCTGCTCGGCTGAATACATACCATCAAGGAATGATACCTCTATATCAGCACTCCATCCCTTAAAACAGTTCAGCCTTGCAAGTATCGGCTTGCCTTTTTTCGGTGACATAAGCAATTCATTCAGATAATGCTCGGCAAACCTGATCGGTATTAAACCGCTACCCTTTTCGCCATTTATGTTTACATTTGTCTTAAACTTCGTAGAATACTGTTCCAAGCCACTACGCACAACGGCATTTGCAAGCATTTCTTTTACTCCGTGTGCTGTGATACAAGGTTTGTCCTCGTTGAGTTTCCTAACGAACTCATCCTCGGTAAACACATCGCCGTTACCACCAAGCCAATGAATAGATGTGATTATCCGTTCCCATTCATTCGGCTTTTCAAGGTCTTTTGCCTTGTCTTTTCTTGCGTCCATTAACTCTCTTTGTGTCACAGCATCCATTCGATTAAGCACCAAGTCAGTATCTCCTGATATAGTCACAGTAAATACCTTTGGTTTAACCTGTAACAAATTGATTTTTTCCACTTCTGTCGTTTTTCCCATTTTTTGTTTCCTCCTTTGCCTTTTTACTCAACCCCTTACAGATAGCAAATATCGTTTCCTTTACTTAATTATCGTTTTCGTTAGTATTCTGTTCTGTTATTTTCTTCGATGACATTCGCCATCTATAAGAGATTGAGTTTAGTTTCATTTGTTTTCTTGTTGTGTCCTTTTGTTTTGATAGGTTTAGTGGCGTATATTCTGCGTTTACCGCATAAGCGATGATTTACCTTTTCTTTTCTTTTCTATTGTATGTTATTCTATTGTCCGGCAGATAAACCACCGATTATACGGTAAACTTTTGTTTTCGTTTGGTGTTTTTTGTTTTCCTGTCCTTTTATGTCCTATGTTATATTCTCTATCTACAAATTATTGATAGCGTCAAACACTTCTTCCAATTCGGCGATGTTTTCATATCGCTTTTTCAGAGCATATAACTCCTGTTTTGCTCTGCCCAACAAGATAGCGTATTCTTCCTTGTTGATCGTGAAATATGTCCTCGGCTGATATACATTCGGTGTCGATGATATTTCAAATACTCTTCGTACATCATCAGAACTTTCATTCTGTATCTCCACCATACATACAATCAGGTGTCTTGCCTGTTGCAATCTATATTTCTCGGCAGCTACATCATCACGCCATTCAAAATGCTTGTGAAGTTCTGTATTCTCATCCCTCGCTTTTTCAAGCACATTCTCCGGGGTTTTCTCTTCCAGGCTATCCATTTCCTGATAAGCCTTTTCAGGATCAATACTTATCCGTGATCCATTCTTCCATTTATGTATCATTCAGTACCTCCTTACTTTTGCATATTAAAAATCATCTGTGATACATCATCCAACGCCTTGTTACAAATATCTGCTGCCTGCCTGTATTCTTTCTTGTCATTGTTCTCATTCAGAAACCTGATTGTTGTAAACAAAGCATCAGCATAATGATTAAGCCGGTTCATCATCAACACATCATTCATCAGCGCACCTCCATTTCCTTATCTTCCGTCACTTTGAAGAATATTGCCTGACTATCAACATTTATCCTGTCTGTCGTGTTGTTTGACATTGATTCCGCACCATCCACAAATATAGGATAATACTGATTATAGAACCTCTGTAAGCCTTTAAGTATGTCAATCTTTGCAAGAAACTCACGCCCTGTGTTTGTACTTCTTCCGAATCTGAATCCATCAATGAATGGTATGCACGCATCGAGCGTCTTGCCGTTTTTCTGAACATCAAACAACTTCCACTTTACAATGTCAAAATGCTTGTTTACTTGTTCTTCAAGCACTTCATTCTTTTTCATTGACAGGATAGCTGCCTGGTTTAGTATCCTCTCGCAATCAGCTCTTTGCTGTGCAAGTTCCTTTTTCTTCATATTCAGCGATTCTATCTTTTCATCAATATCATCGTTCCTTTTGGCATTTCCAATCGCCTCGCACACATCATCATATTGACAACTCAACTCTGATCTCTTTGCTACAAGACCTGATGTGTCTACCGCTTTAGATTTAGCATCCATGAGCTGTCCATTCAGCGTCTGAAGTTCGTCATTCAGCTCACGGATTTTTTCATCACTTTCGACATCCGGCTCTTTTAAGTTGTCAAAATCAGCTAACGCTTTTTCGATTTCGGTACTTTTTGTTTCGATTTCGGCTTTTATGCCCTCGATTTCAGCTTTTCTTTGCTCGATCTGTTCTCCCAAGTCCTTACATTCTTTTGTCAGCTCTTTGCCTTTGTCGTTGTAATGCTTGACATCCCTCTGCTTGCGTTCAACAAATAAATCTTTGACTTCCGCAAGTTTATCTTCCGGCAAATCCTGACCACAGTATTCACATTTGCCATCAACAGGATCAAACTCCCTTGCTTTGGCTTTCAAATACTGTTCTTTTATGTCAGCGATTTCTTCTTCTAAATCCTTTTTTTTGCTTTCACAAGCATTTAACATATCCTCTGTCGATGTCAATTTGCTTTCAAGTGAAGCCTTTTCTGTCTTGCGACACATTATCTCGTTGTCAAGTCTATTCTTCTCTCGCTTATATTCAGAGTTGATATTCCACATTCTCTCTTGTATATGCTGTTTGATACTGTTGATCTTGCCCTGGATGTCACTTGTATCTACAACGCCGGAATTTATCTGCTCGTCAATGTCAGCTATCTGACTTGATAAATCGTTTTTCTTCTGCTCCAAGTCATTTATGTCAACAACTGTTTTAGCACCTGAAAGACCTCTTATTTCAGCATCTATGATCTCGCCGTCTTTTCCGTATTGCTCATTTATCTTCCGCATAGAAGCCTTTTGCATAGCCTCGATCTCATCAAGTCTGTAATTTTCAAGGAGTTTTGCAACATCCATAAGCCTGTCATCTGAATCAGCTATGCTTTTATCTGTCACACCCTCTGTCATATCAAAGAGCGTTTTCCGCATTTCATCACGGCTCTTCTTGTCTTTCATTCCTGAAATAAAGACATTTGAATGTGATAATTGCAGAATTTTCTCAAAATCCACGCCGAAATCTTCAGATAACCGCTTTTCAAAATCTCTTGCGGAGTATTCAACAGCATTGATCTCATAGCTGTTGGTTGTTGAGGTTTTTGTTATCCCCTCGTCATCCGGCTTTGACCTTTTGAATTTCTGCTTTTTGCATACCGTCAGAGGCTTTTCATCAATCTCGATGCTTGCCGTTACTGTTGGAATCTCTGAATCGTCAGCATTATCATTCCTGACTTCAGGATTGCTATTCAAATCGTAGTCACGATCCGACCATAGCCATAACCACGCTGTCGCTATAGTTGTCTTTCCTGCACCATTCTGACCGCATATAAAGGTTTTATCCGTGAAGTCAATGTGTTTAACCTCTATGCCCTTAAAATGCTCTATATCAATGGTTTTTACCGTCATTCGCATATATCGTACCCCCTTTTAATAAGTTCATCCTGAAGCTGATATGTCGGCACATCTGTCAAGTCATATACAGGGTCTAAAAGATAATCCTTATAGTCTACCTCAACAAACTTGCATACATTTTTCAAGATATGAAGTGGGATTGTGCCTTTTGCTAATCTATGCGACAGATAATCAATTCCAACATTCAGCTTTGTTCCGAGTATGATATTGCGAAGCCTATACCCTTTGGCTAAAGCATCCTGTTTAAGTCTTGCACCATCGACATATACAAAATCTGCGATTGCCATACATTTACCTCCTTTTAGAACTGTCAAGATATATTGTTTCTTTTGTCTGCGGATTCACAAACTCAAAATACCCCATTTCTATTTCTCCCACAAAACGCCACTCTTTAGGGTCGTATTCGTGAGCCGTCAATACTTCCTTTTGCGTTCTCGTGGGTTTCTTGTACTGTTTCATCAGTTCGTCCTCGTACTTTCTGCTATTGCAAAGAAATTCCAAGCTGAATATTTAGGGTTTTTGTCGAGATTCTTTGTCGTTACCTCGCAATAGCTGACAAACATCCAAACAATCATCACTATTGCAACTCCACACAACACTCTTGATCCTACATTCTTCTTTTTCATTGATTGCCCCCTTTCCCTTTATCAGATGCTTACCGGCAATAAAATGTACTTATACTCGCCGTTGTCAGCAAACATCTTTATAGGTGTCTTTGGTGTATCTAACCCAAGTGTGATCTCATCATCCTGAATTGCTTTCAGAATGTCCAACAGATACTGCGGATTCACACCAATTTTGATAAGCCCCTCTGACAGGTCACATTCAACATCTTCATCAAAAGACTTATTTGCCGTTTTCATCTGAAGATTTACCTTGCCAGGCTCAAAACTCATTATGATGGGAGTTTTATCCTGTGTTTTTACTACCAATGCACGATCTACACACTCCATCAGCTCTTTTCTGTTCATTTTGACAGAAAGTTTACTTGCTGATTCAAACACCTGTTTCATATTGAAAAACTGTCCGTCTGTCAGCCGGAGTGTCATTTCCATATCGCTTGTTGTGAATCTTGCATACACCTTTGCGATCTCGATAGTCACATCTTCATCGCCTACAAGTCTTGCAAGGTCTGACATCGGCTGCCCTGGTATGATCACATCGACCGCATCAGCCTCAATTCCCTTGTTTTTGTTTGCAACCTCGATCATATTTGTTGCCGTCAGGCTCAAATTGTTGTTCTCTATCTTGAATCCAATGCCCTGCTGTTTCTTATCTGACACATTTTGATTTACGGCAAATGCAACGCCATCAATCATATCAGCAAGGATTGTTCCGTTTACAGTTATTGTGACCGCATCCTCAACCTTATACAGTTGTGGGTAATCGTCAGCCGGAAGTGTGGCAAATTCAAATCTCGATTTTTTGCTTGTGACGATTGCCACATCGCCATCTGTTTTAATTGTGACATCGCCTTTTCCGAGTTTCTTTACCGCCTGGAGTAGTGTCTTTGCATCTATCAAACACTCTCCATCCTCGACCGACATAGCCGTGAATTTTGTTTTGATACCTGTTGCCATCCCACTATTGCTTATAACTTCTCCATCCATTCCATTTACACGGATAAGGAAGTTATACAATATCGGGTTTGTTGTTTTTGACGGTATCGCCCTGATTGATTTTTCCATAGCCGCAATCAGGTTTTCCTTTTGAATTGTAAACTCCATTCTGTTTTAGTCCTCCCTTGCTATCCAATACTTTTTGGCTCTGTACTTCTCACCGTATTTGTTTGTTCCTGAAATCCACTTGCGATCAACTGTAATTCCGAGTTTCTGCTCCATATCACATATCCGGCTCGCCAACCTCATAACTGAAATGTTCTTTATAGCCTCATACTGTGTTATCCCATCGTGTGTTTCAAGATAAGCTATGATCCGCTTAATCTGATTACTTCTCGTCTTTTCTGAAATATCCTCTGTCATTTGATTGCCCCCTTTGTTCAAAATTCAGTTTCTCGCTTTTTCTTTTTGGCTATTTTCTGTATTTACAAGGCACGCCATATATCCGATGATCTGATTCTTGCCATCTTCAGGCAATTTTGAAAATGTTTCTGTCAACTTTTTTGCTTCTTGCTTTTTGTCATTTTTTACCACATCTTGCATTTATCTCACCTCCGTCAACTTTATCTTGTGTTTTTGTGTTGATTTTGTCAACACCCTATGCCGATAATATAACACACTCGTCAACAGATGTCAACACTTTTTTATTGACTTTTTTTACTTTTTTTGTTAGAATGGTATCGAAAGGAGGTTGAAACCTATGGAAAATCGTATAAAATCCGTTCGTGAAAACACAGGTCTTTCGCAAGGAAAATTTGCTGAACGCCTAAACATCACTCGTAATTACTTGAATTTAGTAGAAAATGGGAGGAGAAATCCATCCGACAGACTAATCGCTGACATTTGCCGGATTTTCCATATCAATGAGAATTGGATGCAGACAGGCGAGGGCGATATGTATGCTGAAACAGACGATCCTTTTCTGAAAACTTGCATAGAAATAGGCGCAACTGATATACGCCTACAAGATTTGATTATGAGATTTTGGAATCTTTCAGATGAAAGCAAACAAAGATTTTGGGATTTTGTGGATTCAATACCTAAAAAAGATACGGAGTAGGCATTCAACCTACTCCGCTTTTTTCATATAATACCTTTGTGGCTGTGTAAATCATCCGTAGAAATCTCCAATCTGTGATTTTTTCAACCATCCTACATATCTCTTTTCTGTACCACATCACACATTCCCTCCATCATTTCTTCAATTTTTCCCAAACATTCGAGTTGTAACCTCATCACATCATACACCGAATACGCAAAAGCCATATCGACATACCTTTCCTGGTATTTCTGACTTCCGGCTCGTTGTAGTACAGCTCTCCTGTCGTGATCGGGATACTCATACATAATCATTTCTCCCCTTTGCTGTTTATTTTTTGAGTATATCCGATTATAGCATAGAAAAACCATAATACAAGGCTTCTATTTAGTAGTAAAATAGCATATTGTGGGGATTTCTCAAAAATGTCAATTTTTCTCTTGACTTCTGCTTATCAAAGTGGTAAGTTTAAGTTGACAACTACAAACTTTTTCTTGTAGCATTTGTGTTATGGGGATAGCTTGACGGAGCGAAAAAGTGGTACTCCTGCACCACCTTCCCCATATCTTTTATTAGCAGGCGTTTGTGTAGGGCGAACACTATGTTTTAGCAGGAGAGTGTTTTATGGTTTTCAAAAGTCTTTATCATCAGATACTTGATGATCAACATTTATCCGCAACAGATAAAATCATATATACTACTTTGATCGACCTTGATAATGATAGGCATTGTTTTGCTACGAACAAATATCTATCAAAAATCTGCGGCGTTTGCGAAAACACTATCAGCCGTTCTGTGGCTCGACTTGAAAAGTTGAATCTTATTGATGTTCATTACGAAAAGAATAATCGCCGGACTATCATCTGTCAGAAACCTGATGGCTTTTTTGTCAAACTCCCTGGACATATCCTTTGTGATGACAACCTTACACCTGCCGATAAAATCATTTTTTCCGTCATTCAGAATTTCGACAATGCTGATGTATGCTATGCGTCAAATGAGTATTTAGCAAAAATCTGTGGCGTGTCCACCAAAACTATATCACGATCACTCGCCAAGCTCATCGAGTGTGGTTTACTTGCAATCGAGATGGCTGACGGACAAAGAATACTCATCTGTCAGGACAATTTTGAGATTGCAGAGGACAAAAAGGTGAGAGCTATAATAATATATAATAAATATAAAGAATTATATGAAAAGAAGAGTAGTAAGTATAGTAGTAAAGTAAACTTGCATGTATCTAATAAATCAGTTACTATACACCATGACTTTAATTCTAATGTTAAGGGAAATACTATATATAATAATATATATAATATATATACATATATAGATTTCGCCAAACATCGGAGGTATGCCCATGTAAAACCTTTGATGAAGTCCATGACGGACATGCTACGCCGTGCTTACGGAAAAACTATACGCAACCATACCATGTCGAAAAGCGTATGTGAGAAACTGATTATCTTTTCTGCTCTGTTTGCAGATAGATATTATAAATATACCGGCAAAGTACATCCATACATCAAAACATCTGATGATACTATGTCACCTATGTATCTGTCATTGATCCGACTTATCCAGGATAACTTTATGATTTCAGACTTATCCATAGATGACTTCAAGATTGTTTTGGATTTGTTCTTCACAACAAAAGGCTTGAAAAATACAGATTACAACTTCTGCCTATTTAGTTGTCAGGGAGTATATCTTCGCAGAATCAAGGAAATGGAGCGAAAAACCGGACATAACTATAATGTTTCAGTAGAAATGAAACGGTCTACAAACTCCGAAAACGAATGGTACAAAGACCCTGACGAAAAAGATACAGAATGGTGGTTGTAATCAATTGTATTTCATCCATATTTCCTTTTTATTCACTAACCCTAACAAGTATAAGGGTAAAGTGTTAAAATAGATTTTAGGGGCAAATAAGCGCAATTCAAAGGGAGGGTAAACTATGAGAAAAAAGATAATGACTATCCTGATCGTTTTCGTGATGATATTTAGTGTGGCTACACCATCAGCATTGAATCCATCAGGAACGACTACTGTATCAGTTGCAAAAAAGAAAATGACAAAGAAACAAGTCAAGAAGATTCTCGGTAAACGAAGTGAAATAGTCATTTATAAAATCTCCATTATATAGTAAACCCCACCACACCGATAAAAGCGTGGCAGGGTATTATAGGGAGGAAACAATCAGCCTTTCGGCATCTTGCAAGCTATATGTAAAGTGGCTCATACCGCCGTGTATGACTTACGCTTGTTCGCCGAATAAAGGTGCGATACAGTTCGACTTACCCACCAAGACCACAATCTCAATTTAGCAAACTCTCCATTTTAGTCGCAGATTGAACACCATAAATCCCATCAACAAGCAATTTATACTTCTTTTGGAATTTTTCGAGCATTTCCTCTGTTTTTTTGCCAAACACACCATCCTCAACTAAAGGTGTTGTTTTTACTTTTTCAGCATAGGCATCGTTGAGGTTTTTCTGAAGTATCTTGACTTCATACCCCTGGTTGCCTTTGCGAAGAGTAGGCTTTGCTACAGCTTTTTTCTTGTCAGAATCACCGCCGTATTTAGGCATCTTATACACATACTCCACATGCCCTATCTGTTTCGGTCTGCTCGGATCATTACCAACGAACAACAGACAATCTCCAACTTTCAATATTTCAGGATTTTTGATATGTCCATTTACGATGGTAACAGGAACATCCTCAAACTCATCCTCTTCATAAATCGCCGCCGTATTGTAAAGCCACTTGAATTTATAGCCTATTTTCTTGAATGTCGCAATCCCGGAAGATGAGCAATCACTATAATACTTGCCGTCTTTGTATTTTGTATACACATATCCTCTTTTCTCTTGCGAGTATATGTTTCTTCCAAGAATTGTTTTGTATGTATCTGAAAACTCTTTCCTTTTGGCATCTGTCAGCTTCTTTAATCTTCTGACCGCCACAATTCCCTTATGCTTTCCGTTTGGTGCTTCCTGTTGATAACGCTGTGTCAGGTACTCACTCATTTTTTTGAGTGACGGATTTTTGCTACCGTGACCGCATATTGTGATTTCAGATTCTTTCATTTTACTTCTTCCTCGCTTTCTGATTCTTCATCATCATCGGATTTGCGTTTCGCCTCTAAAATGATGTTGAGTAGCTTTTTCGGGAATGGAATACCTATTTTCGTTCCATTCTCGATTATTGAGATTGCCTCGTTACAGATATAAAAGCAACATACCATCGACCGAGCCACATTGATATTCAACGATCTGTCGAGTAGTCCGGCAAGTCCGACCATCAAAAGAATCCACATTTTTTTAAGTAAACCTTTGAATCCCACAGATGATGATAGCTTTTTCTCGTAACAAGCTACGATTATCCCACTTAAATAATCAAGTGTAATACACCCAAACAGGCATATAAGCACGGTATCGACATCACCATACATATATACCAAAGCTCCACCAATCGCAGATGTGATCCCACTTATCAGATAGTCAAGCCTCATCGTTTATGTCCTCATCCCCTGGAATACTATTGTCATACCTGAATTTTGATAGTTTCAATAATGCACCCAAGAATACATCAATAGCGATGATAGTACCCTCGATCTGTTCTCCATACGGCAATCCCCATATACTCGCTAAAGCAAAGTATAGCGTAGCAAGTGCCGGAAGTACAATTTGAGCGACATATACGAGTATGTCATAGGTTTTGTTACTCATTTTCATCAGAATCGCCACCTTTCAATTTGTTGATTTCCTGTTGCATAGCCTCGCAAGTGAATCGCAAATCAGCGATAGTTGTTGCCATATTGCCTATCTGTGTTTGCAAATTCATAATAATATACTGCTCTCTTGACATTTCTTGTTTCTGATCTCCCATTTTGACTTCCTCCTGATTATTCAACGAACGATTCTACATACTCTCTAAAGTCATTGATGTCTTTTACACATTCAGTTTTATGCTCTTTGTAGAGTTCCATATCTTTGATGGCTTGATCGTATGTAGGCTTTCCATCCGTGCCAACATTAGCTGACAGGAAAACAACAACCTGTTCATCATCGTTTGATGTCACACTTGATGTTGCCGAAAATGTTTGAGTGTGTGTTTGGTTTGTAAGTGCCATTTTTTAATCCTCCTTTAATAGTGATTCAACTTTTGCTTCTAATATTGATATACGCCTTTCATAATCCTTCTCGATTGCTTTTAGCTTATAAGCCGTAAGCATAGCAAGTTGATTATAGTCAAGCGAATACATCCTCATTTCAGAGCCGAAAATGAATCCTTGCTCTTTTGGTGTAAGTCCTGATTTATCGGCGGCAAATATGGTATCTTGCGCTATAAGTCCGATATTGTATCTGTCTTTTTCATCCTGGCTCTCATCATCGTCCTCATATATGTACTTGTATCTAATAACATCGAGATTATCAAACAGTTTTAAGTACCTATTATCCAACGGCTCTATATCTTTTTTCAATCTCCTATCAGATGATGTGGCTGTGTAGTTTGAATGTACCGTGCCGTGACAATATATGCTTTTCTGCACATATAAAGCACCATCTATTGATGCTTTAACGGCATACATAACGCCCTCATCGTTATAAATTCCACGAGCGGTTTTACCAACAATAAGCCTGCCTGGAAACCACAAACCTATAAATTCATCTGAATCATCATCCGCTTGTGTAGCGGCTGTTGTTCCGTATGTGGTTGTCATTTTTAATTCGCCATGTGTAAAATAACCACCTGATTCACTCCACGATGGAAGAGGATTATCAACAATAGTGAAATTCACACCGTTATATCGCACATTTCGTGGTGTAAGATAAGTTTTGCTACCGAGTATATATGTTTCTCCGCTTTTCGTTGCAATAGCTGATTCCATATTCAAAGGTGCTGTGAAATTAAAATAAAAATCGCTTGTCGGCTGTGATGTATTTCCTAAACCTGCGTGTTTTATTTCGATAGAACCGCTATTTATCAATGTACCCGTCTGATGATTATAAATATCAACATTTAATCCTTTAGCATTTAATGATGTAGTCATATCTGCCCAAGCCCATCCAGGTCTTGTGTAATCCCATATCTGATAATTAGGTGTGAGAAAATCAAGAGATGCGGTTGTTATAGTTCTACTCCAATCATCTTGATATTGCGTTTCATATAGACTAATCAAAGTACCAAACAAACCATATTTATTTGTGCCTGTATCTCTGTATATGTGCATAAAGGTATTGTTTGGCTCTCCGATATACGCATCTTTCAAAAATACCGTGCCTGAAGAATAGCCGTCACTACCATCCGACACCTTGAATCCACCATTTATGGTTGTATAGCCCTCTAAAGTGATTTGATCTGCATCTAAAACAATGCTCGACCGCTCTATGCCATCTACCATAGCAGCCGTGATGTCGATTCTGCCTGTAGTACCATTGAATGTTGCCATCATTCCGATATGAGCGTGGTTTTCGTCAGCCTCTATCTCAACCCTTGCAAGGCTGTTTATGGAAGTTGTCAAGGATTGACTTTGATAACCGACTTCCAAGCCGATTCTATCAATAGTCTGATAGATTTTACTCCATTTCGTTTCAAACCATTGATCCCCGTAAGCTACAGTATCAGCTTCGAGATATAAGTCACTTCCAAATTCCTCGATAGCGACTATGATTGTTATAGTCCTCGTTATCGCCGAATGATTTGAAGTCGCAGGTGCTGTTATCGTCAATAGGTATGTTCCATTTACGGCATTTGTAGCCTTGATGAATATAGCCTCGTTGCTACACGATGCAGATATAGTCGGAACACCATCAACAGATGGAGCGTTGCACGAAAACTGTAGTTTTGATGTATGTGCCGTATATCCTACAGTAGCTTTTCCATACTTATCATTGAATGTTACTGTGTTATCATTTAGCACCAAAGAACCGCTTGCGGCTTGAATAGTCCAATTAACCACTCTTTCATCGTGGGTATCGTCTAAATCTTCCCATATACAACGCTCTCCATCCCACAATACAAAAGTCATAGGATATGTGCCAGGCTCTATCCTTGCTTGTTTTCCATCCATATACATAGCAAGAGAGTTGAAATCCGTAAATTGTGGAATGATCAACTCTCCTGTGTAGGTATAAGTTTGAGCCGGAGTAGGAATAGGCACTATATACTTGCCTGTTTCCTCATCAATATCGTATATACCGCCGTAATTCGGCTTTAGATGTGTTGGTGAATATTGTCCTGACATAGATTACTCCTTTTATAGTGGTAACTCTACCCAAATTGAATCGTTATCAAGTCTGTACATCGGGCATCTCATTTGATTCATTCTGCAATATACATGGCTCTTGAACACAAAACTTCTACTTGCAAAAATTCCATAGTTTTCAGTAATATAATCTAAATATACTTGCCATATTGAGCCATTCCAAAAATTACACTTACATCCTGATGAACTCTGTTCAAATACATATATTCTATTTGCATCGGAACAAACAGATGTTACGCCTGATACATTAAATGACGAATCCGTTTCGTATGTTCCTGTAGATGGATTGAATATTTTATGAGCAGCATTTTCAAATATATGTAGTTGGTTATTATAAAAGCACATATCACTCATATAATTTGGATATGTATATGTCGTACTTCCTATAGAGAAAATACGAGAATCGTATTTTAATACAATCTGACCGTTATAATCCAATATTTTATCAGGCAGAGAATTATCTTTGTTGTAATACGGCATTGTTGTGTTCGCCCATGTACTACTTGATGAATTGTATTCAACACATCTATAGAATTTTTCACTACTAACGCCGCCTATAGCATAATACAATAGTATTTTGCTGTTTACTACGCCCATTCGAGCATTCATACCTTGAACATAATATCCATCTTCTATCACAGGAAGTTCTATTCCTGATGCCGCCCAATTATATCCGTTCCATTTTAGTAGTGTTCCTGGAGTGACATTACGATCGGTTCGGCTGACATTTCTCGGAATAAAGCAATATATCTCATTATTATATTCAAAGAAATCTATTGTAGGATTCTCACCTGTATACACGCTTTTCTCGATATTTTCTGAATAAAGCTGTGTTGTAACAGATATAGTTGCCGTGTATGATGTGTAATTTGTTGATCCTGCAACATATACTCTAATCGTTGTTTCGCCACTTCCAACGGATGATATTGTTAGTGTACTTCCGCTTTTTGACACCGTGGCTATACTTGTATCATTTGAAGTTGCCGTTACCGTGCCTGTTGCATTTGAATAGGTAACTGTGTCAGATGGCTGTGATGCTGTCAGACTTACGCTATTCTTTGACAAGGTAACACTTCCTGTTGCTTTTCCAATTGTCCAAGTGACAGATTTAGGATCACGAGTGCCATCTTGCCAAGTATAGTCTGATGTAGGCGTAAATACCGCCGTGTAACTTCCGGCATTCGTGCCTGAAGTATCTCCTGAAATAGTCAAAACATTCGGATCATAATTGTTCCATTCAGGAGTAAGCACATTTCCTGTGTATGTCAAAGTTCCTCTCTGTGTAGGAACATCACTTATTGCACCCGGTTCAATAATCCATTCAACATTTTTATCAGCCGTAGTATCATCAGACCATATATAGCCATCTGTAAGAGATACAACAGCCGTATGTGTGCCTGCCTCTGTAGCTGACATACCCGAAACACCGATAACATGCTCATCCATATTTTCAAGGTTTGCTTGCAATTCCTGACCTGTGTAGTCAAGCGGTGTAGCCTGATATGGTATAGCGTGATATGCCACCTTTTTACCGACTTTTGCTCTACAACGGAAAACAGCACCCATACAAACATCAGCAACGCCAAGTTGTAGTGAGTAACAATTTCTCGCATTATCCCAAGTCGGATAATGTAACCCATTATCGCTCATAGTATTCCACGAAACATCGCCTAAACGAGAAGTGGTTGATGCGGTATCGGAATAACTGAATGTATGATACGGAACACCTTTATATGTCTGATCTGTGCCTGTTGTTATCGTTCTACTGTCATCAGATTCAGACCAATCGTTTTTATGGCTTGAATATCTGTACCACAAGAAATCAGTAGGCTTATACTCTCTTGTTTTGTCAAAAGATTTCAATTCGTGGTTTTCTTCATCGTATTCGTCTTTGAATATTTTAGCTGTGAGGTAAGCATTTTCGATTGTTGCCCCTGAACTATCCTGCCTAACCCATCCATCAATACTCACAACAAGCCTATATCCGTCAGCGTTTTTCGCTACGCCTGCAAGGTTATATGAAACCTCTTGAAAACGGCTCTCAAAAGTCTGACCTGTTCCATCATAAGCAAGCAAAGAAGATGTCAGCTTGTAGCCCTCTGAATTTATCGAACTAACAAGGCTACGATTGTTTATCTTGTCACCTGTGATACCTGCGTTATCCGCAATCATATCGTTACGGATGACACCTCTTTTGATACCTGCCTCGGCAAGCCCTGATGCAGACCACATCAATTTGCCGTTTGCATCCCACAGATAATAGTCATAATCGCCGTTAGCGTCTTTTCCTATCTGTATTCGTGGCACACCTCGATCATCGACAATCAGCAGAGTGTTGTCTTTGAGTGTCATATTTCCACTTCTTGAAGTGATATTGATGTATGTTGACACGAGATTTAGAATCGTAGCGTTATCAACCGCTTCATCCACAACTATCGCTGTTCTGATCGTGCCATTTCCTATGAGTGCGTATTCAGCATTCATAAGTGTCGTTGCAATAGATGTAGCTGACAGATTCCCAACCCACATCTCTTTAATATAGGCATGCTCTGCTCTTAATTCACCTAACAACGCCTCGTTTGCATTTAAGAAACCGATAAACGCCTCATCAGCAGCAAGGGTATGTGTATTTATCTTCTGCGCCCATATAGTACCGTCTTGAATGCGAACACCATTTATAAGCCCACTATTAGCACCCGATCCGCTATTTCCATCTCCACTTCCGGCTGTAGCTGATGAGCTGATACTACTTGATACACCTGACGAATCCCCATTATACGATGATGTTATCCTTGTGCTGAATGTACCTGTCCATTCAAGGTTCATCTCCATTATATACACATAATTATCTCTTATGGTTTTTTGTCCATAGTCATCTATATAGCTTGTTTTCAGCAATACAAAGTCGCCGGGTGTAAAGTCTGTGTTGAAACCTGGTACTTCCCACGATGACGGTACATACTTGAATTGTCCATTTGGCATATAATGAGTAGGCAAATCAGCCTTTTTATACTCTTTGATGCTATCATAGTAATAACTTGTGAATGTTATTCCTACCCACGCAAGGTCAAACAAGAATTTATACTGATGTACATTATTGCCTGTAATCGTAGGGGTATATACCGTAGTCGAGTTTACCTGTTTGTCACGCATAACAAACCCCTGACCATAGGTATAATCTAATTTTTTACCCTCATACCACCATATTGTACCTTTTGTTACCCTTAATCTTATCCATTTAGGGGCATATTCCATCTCTGCACAAGTATATGACGAATTGTAGCTTTCGTCTGTATAATAGTCCTCTGTCGGTCTATTTGCGTAGGATTTATGCAAAGGTTTCAGGATAATAACATCATCCCATATATAATATGGCGGTTCTATTGCGTTTGATGCCGCTAAAAACGCCAATCCGGCAAGCCATTCACGACCTGTGATGTCAATTAGTTTGTCCTCATCAGGCTGAATTGGCATATATACATAAATATCCCATACATAAGAATCTAATTGTGATGTATCGAATCTAATGTGAAATTGCCTCTGAAGCAACGCCAAAGCCTGCTCAAAGGTAATCATATAGTTTGGGAAATGGTGCGGATCGTAGTTAGGTATTAACGAATAATCAACAAATGTTGAATCAAGCACACTACTGATATAGCTTTCAGCGTGAAAACTTATCTGATAATCCTCTGTGTATTCAGGCGGTTCTGTGATTTTGAATTTTCCTAAATATCCCCAAACACCAAAACTATCATTTTCTCTGATGTCACTTCGGATAGAGAAAACAGCCCCTTGAACAAAAAATGCTCTTGCGATCTCGCCACTAACAGAATAAATGGATTCTGAATTGATAACTATATCACACGATGGAGCAAATGTAGCACCCACTCCAGGTGCAACACCATCTGTACAACCATAATTTATGCTTACACGCTCGATTATAGATTCATCTGCATATACTGTGACAGAATCCCCTATTTTCTCAACCAACTCTATTCTATGAGTGTCAACATCAAGATACTTTTCAGCCATTGTAACCTCTTATTTCTCAATCAATGTAAAATTAACGGATTGATACATCATTCTATTATCAACAAACCAATATGGCTCAACAGACCAAGAGCCTACATACATTTTTTTACCTGAATGGATTTCTCCGTATTCGTTTGTGAACGAAACAGTATGCCATTCTTTCAGTTTGTCGCTTGATGATGGATTTCTCTTGCCATACATAAGAACATTTTTTATGTTTTTTAGTTCTCCCTGTTGTAGCTTGCCTGTGTAAGATACATCAAGTTTGTATTTTGTAGCTTTTAGTTTACCTGTCATAGTGGCTGACGATGTACGCCTTGTATTTTCAGACCATACCAATTCATCATTGTACTTTATCATCTGAATCTTATCGGCGTACATATCGTAACCATCTACTGTAAATGTAAGTGCCATTTTGTCACCTCATTATGCAAATACTGATTTACCCGTGCCACGATTCATCCTTTGAATGTGTTTTACGGAGTTTTCAGCTATCTGTTTACCGTCAAGATAAACATTTACATTTCCGTTTGAATCTGTCGATGTTTCGTTCATAGCTTGTTTTACGGCTGAATAAATAGCCGGAGCAAGCGTTTTTGTGATTCCTTGTGCAAATCCCTCTGTGATCTGTTGATTATTTGCAACAACAGACTTGCCATTTGTGAATCTACCTGCTAATTCGTGATGGTTCATTGTAAATAGTCCATCCTCAATAATGCCGCCTTGTGCGTGTTTTGCGACTTTGACTTTAAGCCCTTTTTTCTTCAATAAATCAGCATATTGCTTATAATCACTCTTGTTTTTGAATGTGACAACACCTTTTTTGTCAATAGATATTTGTTTCATAAGAGCAGTAAGTTCAGCACCTTGCCTGCCTTTCGCTTTGAATACTTGCTCTGCCATCCATCTTGATTGATTTTGCGCATTCAAATTTCCACTTGTCTGACCGTTAAATGTCACACCGACTTCAACGGTTTTAGGGATTTGTTTTATCCTGGCTAAAACATCTTTGATGCTACCTGCCTTGAAGCTAATCTTTACATTCTTGTTTGCCGGTATCTCTTTGATCTTCTTGCCAAGCAAGTCTACATTCCCACCGCAAGATTTTACAATATCCTCGTACTGTTTCATCGAGATACGACCCTCTGCAAGTGCATCTTTTAACTTCTTCAGGATTTCCCTTTGCTTGTCTTGTGGTACATTCGCATTCTGCATACTTTCTTTCAAGTAGTTCTCGGCTGTCTTAAATCGTTCTGTATTAAATATAGCATCTGCAATAGCCGAGTTAAGTTGCGCCTGATTGTCATACGATCCTTTACAAATATTTTTGTAGTCTTTCCACGACAAAGTACCATTGTCAACCATCTTCTGAAGTCGTTTGATGTCGTATTTAGCCTCGTCAATAGGCACACCAAGTTTTCTCATCTTTTCACGAAGAATGTCTGTAGTTTTTCCGTATTCCTCATCAGATACTTTCCCAAGTTCCAGGAGATTGTTGTATTTTTCAATAGCAACACGGTTATCATCGACAGCTTGCTTTGTCTGTTCGTGTGCCGCTCTCACATTCATAAGCGATAATGCGTACTCCCCGACTTTTGCATTGATTTTATTAAATTCATCTTCTGATATAAGCCCTTTACTTAACCTGACTTTTGCTTCATCTCTTTCTCTTACCAAGTCGGCATATTCTTTTTCCATCGCATCAAGGTTTTTCTTTGAATCTTGATAAGCCTTTTCCAAAGTGCCTTTTTTCGCAAATTCTTCAGCCGCCTTTTCATTCGCTTCAAGAATGTTTGCGTGGCGTTTAGCTGATTGCTCTGCCTTTGAAAAACTTGACACTCCTTTATCTAATGATTCAGCAAGTTCAGGATAAACCTGTTTTAACTGTTTTGCATAGGTTTTCATTGTCTTTGTTTCAATAGCTGTCCTATGCGTTTTCTTTGCGAGCATTGTGTAATTCTTCTTTAGCTCATCATAGTTCATATTGCCGATAGAGTGATCTCCACCAACTCTGTTTTTGATGTTATTCGATGTGTCTATGTATTTTTTAGACAGCGACTTTCCTTGAAAATGACCTGCTTTTGAATATGCTTCGTGTGCTTCGGTTTCTTCGTCAATATTCCAATTGATAAGTTTACCGATCGCAAGTCCTGTGCCTGCCGTCGCCGCAAATGCCGCCGCAATAAGTCCACCTTTACCGACTAAACTTGCGATTTTACCACCCGAGCCGCCTAATCCGCTTGCCATAAATGCCTTGTTTACATCGACAGCCGATAAACCGCTTGTAAGTCCATTTTGCACGGCTAAACTTGTTGACGATGCTACGCCACCTGCCATAGCAGAACCGCCAAATCCTGAAAAGATTTTTGAAAAGAATCCGGCTGATGCTCCTGTTGTTGCACCGCTAAACAATGAACTGAACAATCCCCCACCTGAACCATTGAATAGTTTTGAAAACATATTTTTGATTCGTGAGAATATTCCACCACTCGCTGATGCAAAAGCATTTCCTTTTCCTATTCCATTCATAGCACGGAGTAACGAACCCTCCATACCACGAGCAAACATTAAACGGAATCCATCAAAGAATCCTATCAGCTTTTTATACGCAAATACTATTCCTAATACAGATGCTAACGCTGTAGCCATTCCCCAGGGGTCTTTTTTGAAAGCGGTTATTGCCGCCTTGATTGCACCGCCAAGAGCCTTAACAATGACTTGCCCTACTCTTTGGAAAATGCCAATCCAATCAATATTGCCAAAGAAATCAGCTATTGCATTTCCGATAGCATCCCAATCAGCTTTGTCAAGAACTGTGATGATCGTATCAAGTATACCTTTTATAGCATCACTTATCGTTTTACCGAGTTCAGACCATCCCGATAGTCCTGTGCGTGGGTCAATCTTACCCATATCAGCAAGGAAATTGTTGATAGCCGTAGCGATCTTATCTCCAAGATTCGTAAAGTCGAACTCTGTTATAAACCCGAATGCAAGCTGAATCATTCCACGAAGCCTTGTACCTAACAGCTTGCCAAACTTCGCCCAATCAAACTTATTTATAGCCGCATTAAGTCCTGTTGCAAGTCTTTTTCCGAATGCTAACCAATCGAAAGTAGACCACCAGGTATAAGCCATATCAACTACTGTGTTTAAGCCCTCTGCAAATGTTTCGCCGATGACTTTCCAATCAGCACCCTCTATAGCACCATTTAGGAATGTGGCTATGCTACGCACAAGTTTTGTGCAGACTTCTTTAATTTTCGACCAGTTGATTTTTTTAAGTCCGTTAGTTATCCATTTACCAAATGAAATACCGAGGTCTTTGAAATCTCCACCCCTATTCCATCCTCTTAAAAGTGCGTTTTTGATACGCTCTGCGATTGTTGCGACTTTATCCTCATACTTCTTCGCCCAAGCATCGTTAAGCTGATCTAACAGACTTTTTATATCATCAGAGAGGTCTATATCTCCAAGACCACCGCCGCCACCGCCTGAACCGCCACCGCCTGACGCATCATCAAGTTTATCAAGTTTGTTTATCTCATCAAATCCTTGTATGTTGTCTGTCAGTTTCTTTGCGTTCTTTGCGGCTTTGCCTGTGTTATCTGATAAATCGCCCATATCATCAGATGCACCGCCTATATCTTCAGGCATTTTCAAAGCTGAGGACATATCCGGCATTTTCACGCCGAGAAGTTTTGCTATCCATCCGAAAAACTGTTGTAATACAGATACAATAGCATTCAAAACAGGATATACCATATTGAGCAACGGCAAGAATAAACTTCCTATCGTTCTTCCGAGATTTGCAAACCCTGCTTGCAATCTACGAAGCATATTGGCAGGCTGATTAAGGGTACGATTTAAGTCACCCCAAGCAACCTTTGATTGTTCCAAAATACCAATAAGGCGTAATTGCTGTTTAGCTGCCATTGATAGTTTCGCAACAGATGTCTGTACACCGTGATTATAGGCTATTTGTTGCAAATTTGCCTGTGTGATGTTAATGCCGTATTTGTAAACGGCTCTCGTCATACCATTGAAACCACTAACAAGGTTTTCCTGTACTTGAACGAGGTCTGTATTTGTCAATGATGATAAGTCGGCGGCAACCATTGACATCGCTTTAGATGCCATTATTGAAACCTCACCAAGCTGACCTACAGAATTTGAAATCTGTGCCACTTGTGCCTGATATTGCATTACATCTTTGATGTTTAATCCGAGGTTTCTGCCACCTGTATATTCAAGATCGCCTGTCCGGGAGTTAACATCATATCCCGTCATCGTCTTTTGAAGTTGTGTGAATCTATCCTGAAAACTCTCCGCATACGCTTCGGCACTTTCCCATCCAAAACGCTTGTACTGATCTTTACTATCATCGCCGATTCTTTGCATAGCAACATTGAAATAGTTGAATGCCTCGACATAATCCTGTGCAGAACCTGCCGCACTTCCGATACCTCTTATGCCTCTAAAGAGCATAAAATATCCGGCATAGAGTTTTCCGATTGCTGATGCAAGCCCTTTAGATTGCTTTTTGGTGTGTCCAAGTTTTTCAGCGAATGAATTGAATGGGTTTATGGTGCGCCATACGATACTTCCCAAACGGCTAAATGATCCACCAAGATTTGTTGTACTTACATTTGCCTGCGCCGCAAACGCCGTGAATTTCTGACCGCTTGATGCAAGATTTCCAAGTCCTTGTATGGTATTTGCAAGGTTAGTGTTTATGCCACCTACACCCTGGAGCTTTCTTACAAGCCTTACAACGGCATCCCCAAATCTATCAAGATTGGCTGTCGTTTCAGCAGCTTTCTTTCCGGCTGATGTGAGTTTTGCAATTCCCTCGACAAGCCTTGATATGTTTGCATCGACAGTTCCTATGTTTGCAAGTCCTGAAACAAGCGAAGTAAGAGCCGTTCCTATTTTTGGAAGTTCTGTTGTGACATTTCCGATATATTTACCACTATCTGCTAATTTAGCAAAAGCCGTGACTAACCTGGTAATGCCTGCATCAACTTTTTCAGCACCGGCTAAAGAGCCTACAAGTGTTTGAATAGTGCTTGAAATCTGTGATAGACCACTACTATTGAATTTAGACATATCAGCTCTTGCAAGCCTATTAAGAGCATTTGCAAGGCGTGTTATTCCGTCTGTGTTTGTTGCTGAATTAGTCAGATTGATGATGGATTTTGACAGGTTATCAAGTCCTGTCATATTCCCATTTATCGAAGATAATCTGTTGATAGCGTTAGCAAAATTCTTAACGCCGTTAGTATTTATACCCGACAAAGCGGATGAAAATGACTTCAGATGTGTAGCAGTTTGTGCGAGATTTGATGTATTTATTGATTGCGATGTTGTGGCGAGCTGACTTAACGCATCTGAAAAGCGTTTTAGTTTTGATTCGCCTTTAATCGAAGTAGTGATCTCGACCGCTAATTTATCAATAGTCTGTGCATCAGCCATTTTTATCCACCTTTTGAATCGTCTACGGGTTTAATTGTTTTCAGTTGTTCAAATATTGCATTGAATAGGTCTATGTTGCGTTCTTCCATTTCTTCAGGCGTAAGTTCTCGTTTATCACATAACGGCTCGTCAGGATATTCAAGTTTTTTTGCGCCTTTTTTACTAAACGCATTTCCTAAAATCACTCCGAATGCCTCTCGAACATACAATCCCACTAACCACGCTTGCCTGTGATTTTGCTTTAACTTCAAAGCGTGCATTTCTTCATAGGGTTTCATTTCATTCGGTGTAGACCAATCAATGTCATCTACAGAAAAGTTGTGCCCCTCTGTTATCAACAACAGAAAAGGCAATACTTTTGTCTGATAGCTTTCCCAATCTAATTCTTTTACTTCATCGTGTCGGTAGTCGCTTTCTCGTCTGTAGTCACGCTCTCGCCTTGCTGATTCATCTGACGGAGCAGAAGTGCTAAAAAACCACTATTCTGCAATTCCTCTGACAATTCAGCGAAAAGTCCGAGTGCATCCTCATCAGTTTCTGAATAGTAATCATCAAGTAAATCGTAGACTTTATCCTTTGCCTCGTCTTTACCTGAACCATTCAGAATATTGAATCCAAACTCATCAGAGTGATTTTTCTGAAGTCCGGCAAGCAACAACTCTGCCATAACATCCATTATGTCAGCAAGTCCATCCATAAAGTCGATGTCCTCACCATTCTCGCCACCTAAAAGGCTCTCGATCTTGATAACCTTTTTAAGAATGCCATATTTTGCAACTACCTTATATCCATACTGAATTTTGTATTTCTTTTTCCCTATTGTTATCTCTTTCATTTTTTATTCCTCCCATAGATAAAAAATAAAAGGGGCTGTCATATTTCAGACAACCCCATTAGAATTACGCTCCTGTGTTTACAGTATTTGCCGGAACAACCTTTTTACCGATACCATACATATAGTTAAGCGTCATGTGTACCTCTGTAGTCCAGTTCTCATTCTGTCCGATGTCAGAGAATCCGAGCATCTTCGGTACTGTGGCAACAACCCAAATAGCATTAGTGAGCTTCGGATGAACAACCTCAAAGAATTTCTTTTGTCCACGAAGTGCCTGCCACTCTGCAAGTGTTGCGTCTGTTACATTGACAGTAATTGTCCAATCACCGCCGGTGTCCATACGCCCTGGCTCGTACTGTGTTACATAGTCGGTAAGTGCAGAAACATCAATGTCCTCTTGATCAAGGTCAATTCCTGCGATCGCATTGATACGACCTAACGCTGTAACACTTTCGGGAAGAGTTGAATTATCGGTATATGTTCCATAAGCCAACTCAACGCCAAGAGTAGTAGTACCTGCTGCGTACTGTGTTACATCTGCCATTTTTTTCTACCTCCTTATGAGTAGTGATTTTGTTGCAACAAAAAAGAACCCCATAAGGAGTTCTCATTGTCTTGTATATGCAAACGGCTTTATTTAGCCGTATTTGCCCCTAATTAACGATTTTATCATTAGACCCTATAACTCGCCTAAACCTTGCACTATAACGGTGTATATCGCCGTTGTATGCGTGTATAGGCATAGCCACGATATTAAACTGTAAGTCTTTCTTGAAATGAATTACAATCTCGCTTATAACATCCCTTGCAATCTGCTTTTTTTCAGCATACACATTTACTTGAAATGTTGACAGATATGCAGGTATCATAGTGTTGTCAAGTGTCTGCCCTTGTTCTGTTCCCTCTAATTCTCTTATTTCCACACAAGGGAATTTGGCAGGTTTTTGTAATGTTTCTTGTGAAACAAAATTTATATCTTTGTATTTTTGCAAATAAGGCATTGATTTCTTTTTGATCTTGTCAAAAACAATGCTCTCGATATTCATAAACCATAATTCATCCATCTTTGAATACCTCTTTTGCAATATCTACAACTCTTGTTACCATTTCAATATATGCCTTATACATAGGCATTGTGGCTTCTGTACCAAACGAAAGATGTGGCGCACCGCCGTCATCATCCTTATACCACCAATAACCGGGGTTAATAGCATTTTTCTGCCCTGGATAAGTGCCAACACCATATCCAAACTCTGACGCTTGCGGATGTGCATTTCCGTTGTTATAATGAATACCTGCACCAAACTCGATAAATAATATATCTTCGTTTTCCGCAACGAGTTTTCCGTATGCTCCTGTCGGCGTTTCCGTCCAAACAAAGTATACATTACTCGATTTGTTGCTATCGTCTCTTGATGATGCGATATTTGTATTCACAATAGGGATTCCGACTTCATTCGCAAGCCTATCAATAAACAATCTACACTTAAAAGGCAATTGCACTCGATATGTTTCTATATCGTGTACGGCTTTTTGTATGCTTTTTGTAGATAAGCCAATCTTGATAGTTTTACTCATTCTTGATTATCCTTTTAAGTAGATAGATAGTCATATTCAGGGCATTTTCAACCTTTATGACCGAAAAATCAGCACTCTCACGCATAACATTTCCGTCATTGTCGTATTCAGGTACACTATCTTTGAATATCAGGGATGTTTCCGTAATAGGCAATTCGCCTTTTAACATCAATAGCTTGCTATCATAATCACCTACTGAAACACCATAGGCAACAGCTTCAGATTCGCCTGATGCAAAAGCTATATTGCCGTAAAATGGAACAGGCTTATCATATAACAGTTTTGATGAAGATGAACTGTCATACACATAATTGCCCTCATCATCAAGTAGCGGATTCCCATTTCTGTCGCAGATGATTTCCGGCTCTGATGTGGCTTTATACAATGAATACATAAGTCGTTGCTTATTCTTTGTAGCTGTTCTCATTTTCCCACCTGGTTATATTCCTCACGGATAGTCACTAAATATCTAATAATATGCTCAACTCGTTCATCGACTTGTTTTTTGAATTGATCTGATGATAGTTTTTTATGAGCGACATTACTTTGAATAATACTCCATATTATATCTTGCTTTTGCGATATATATGTATCTTTAGCCGCTATGTGGTTGAAGTAAATCCATGTAATCATCTCGTCATAGCACAACTCAATGATATATTTAGCACGAAAATCGTCAAATCCCTCGAATCGTGGTATCTGATTAGCAAAGCCTTGACACATCCGATATGCGTATTCAATTTGACTTTTCAGAATCATCCGTTCTGTTTCGCCTGCATCTTTCCCGAATAGGATTTTTTCACTCCTGTACCTGAATAGACCCTGCCGAACACACATAATCGTCAACAATGCGATGATGATTAAAAACCAAGAATCACCGCTTTGTATAATTTTTAATACGGAATCCCACATAGTAGCCTTTCTATTCAAAAGTCGGCATCCCACCACCAATTAGACCGACATAACCCTACATTCATCGACCGCAACGCAATCCACGAACATGCACTAACTTCTTATCTTGCAAAAGGTGTCACACCTCTAAAAAGAGAGTTCCTATCAACATATGTCCGGCTATTGCCTAATTCTGTTGACGATGTTTGACCCTCAATGCCAATCTGATTGTAGTCATAAAGTGCTATATTTTTCACATTTGAAATGAATTTCTCAAAGTCAGCCTCAATCATTTCTTGCGTATACGACAGGGGATAATGTCTTGCGCTTTTGACTTCACGAATAGCATTGTCAACCTTTACATTCAGTATTTCTTCCGAAAATGTCGGCTCATTTTTGAGTTCAATGCTCAATTCATTCATTATGACATCTTTGATCTCATCAATCGTCATCATAGTCCTCTCTTTTAGTCCTATTAGGTTTGATAATCACTTCTTCTATCAACACCTCATTTCTGACATTAAACGGTGTTGAAAGCTCTTTTATACGCTCTTCTGATACCGTCACGCCATCACGAGGGTATTTATCGCCTACTTTGTACGGATGATCCCCGTCCTGTAGGTCTGTGAAGAATTTGATTACTTTATATTCTTTTCCCATTGTATCACAATCCTAACTTCTCAATGATGAGTTTTTTGAGTTCACCGCCTGTCTTATCAGCAGAATCCTCAATGCCTATCTCTATTGCGATTTCCTTTAGTCGATCTGTAGATGAGCGATTGATTTCGGATTTGGTGTATTTAACTTCATCATCAACCTTTTCAGGCTCATCAACCTTGACCTCTTTATTCTCGGCTTTAGGCTTATTAGAAGGGGCAGCCTTTCTCGCTGCCCCATTCACTTTTGCCTTATGCCTATGAATCATCATGCCCATAGGTATATCCTCCTGAATTATGCGAATGTCAATTTGACAATCTTTCTCTCATCGTATACATACGGTGCGAAAATCTTTGATCCAACAACATAGTTTGTCTGATCTACAATATCTCTATCGTACTCGATGAGTGTTTCACGCTTATTAACAAGACGAAGTGCGCCAGGCTTAACAATGTAAGCTGCCGGATCGTACAGTTTGGTGCGCTCATAGTATTTACCGATGTCTGCCAATACAGGAGTTTCAACAGCCGTATAACGATAGAAAATATCACGAGTATAGTATGTCTTTGTGCTGTCGATAGCTGTGTCCTCTGTCAACTCGTAGTCGTACTGCGTCATAAGACGATTTGATACGGCTACCTGGCATCCTGAAATCTCACCGACTACGCCACGAATAAGAGCGTTTGCACCAAGTTCGGTGTTTGCAATCCACTCATTTGTTGCTGCAATACGAGCGTAGAGTTGCGGATCAACAAGAAGTACCTTGTCACCATCCAAATCCTCGCCAAACTGCATAACACCATTCATAATAGCGTTTGCGATGTTGCCGGATGATGGAATTTCAGATGTCATTGATACATTATTCATAGCTGCAAGGAATTTAAGATCAACCTTATCAGCGATAGATTGTGCGATCTGATCTGAAATCTCTGTAGGAAGATTATTTCTGTTTCCTGAAAGAAGTGCCTCGTCAGTATACTGTACACCGATACCGATTTTTGAAACCTTAACAGACTTTGTAATCTGTTCAAGTTTATGGATCGGAATATCTGTTCCCTCGGCTACATCCTCACTCGTTCCGATACTTCCATATCCAGGGAATGTCAGGGTATCTCCATCACGACCTACAAGAGTATCATCCCTTGTTGCGAGAGGTGCGAATCTAACCCTATCAAAGATTTTTGTTGTTACATCGTCAGCCATTACTTGAGGATTTACAATATCTTCAAGTTTTGTTGTATTAGATGTTGCTGCCATTTCTTATTACCTCCTTATGGTAAAGTGTGTTATTATTGTCCTGTAAACTTTTTATATGTTTCAGGATCGCTTTCAAGTAACTGTGACTTTTCAATCAAGTTCATCTGATTGAATTTTTCCTGTGTAAGTACATCACTACCACTTCCGGCTTTGATGTCAGGTCTTTCAGCAAAAAATTTCTGCTCTAATTCTTTTTGCTTTCTTGCATCCACTTCAGCCATAATCTTTGTTTTAGCTTCAAAGTCATTGTCAGCTTCGGCTGTTGCGATTCTCTCTGCCTCATCAGCGGTATATCCAAGTTTCAGATATGCCTTTTCGGTTTCGTGAATCTTGTCCTTGCGTTTGTAATACTCAAACTCTTCGGCTCTCTTTGCCTCGGCTTCAGCTTTTTCCTGACTTGCGATCTCTTGCTCTGTCAAGCGTTCTTTCAAGGCTTTCTTTGTTTCTGCAAGTTCTGATGATGTCTTATCAAACGCTCTTTTCAGTTTGGCGTAATCTGTCATCATCTGCTGAATGTCTACATCTTTTCCTTTGCTATCTTCCTTTTCCTTGCCTTTAGGTGATTTATCACCCTTATCCTGTGGATCATCCTTTGTTTCAGGCTCTTTCTTGCCCTCATCTTCAGGCTCGCCATCTGCGAATAACTGCAAGTTGTAAGTAAGCATTGTGTCTTTAGTTGTCATAGTTCTGTACCTGTTCCTTTCTGCGAATTGTTTATCCTCGTTTCTCTACGAGTGCTAACAGTAAATGTTAGATTGCGATTTGTGGCTTCTCTGCCATTTTTTTTGTATTAAAAAAGAGCCATAAGGCTCTGATTTACGAATATGATATTGAACACCTACATCCAATGTAAAATTCAGGCTTTGCAAAATACTTTGTATCTTTCGGAAATCTCATAAACGAATCACCGACTTCAAACAAACTCTTAATCGGGATTGTTTTACCATCTAATCGCCTATGTGTTTTCCTTACCCGGTTATCGCCGTATGTTATCCAGGTCTTTTGTGTTTTGCCTGATGCGATAGCCGTCAAATAGTCCTTGTAATTTAGAACTGTGTTTGCCTCGTTTTCTGAATCAAACATCACTCTGTCGTTTGACAGATACCATTCATTAGCAAGATTATCTATGGTTGCACGGATGAAGTCATTAGCAAAGTTCTGAATGTACAAGTCTATGTATTCATCAGTTGTACCCATATAAGACACTACAACGGCTCTAAATTGCATTGTAAGTGTTTCGGTAAGCATTTCCTCGTCTATGTTGTCAAGGTCTGTCATAACGGCAAATAACGCCATTAAAAACAACAAAACTTCTTCGGTATCTTCTGAAAACGAAACTCGCTCTTGCTTTTGCTCTTCCGTCAAGTCCATATCTGAAAAATACTCGGTGTATTCTTCAGACCTTCTTTTTGTTCCTATCGTATTTATTTCGTCAAATTCCATCACGGCGTACCTGTCGGGTCTGTCGTATCGTCAGGCGTAGGCGTTGGAGTATCGTCTGTTGTATCTTCATCTTCTGTGACGATTACCTTTACATTCTGTGCATTCACGATCTTGATGTCGTAAATCGTTCTGCCGGAAATCTCATCTTTCAGAATGTCTTTGCCATTTGCCTTTACTGTAGCGATGTTCTCATCTCCCATCCCTACAATATCAACTGTTACCATCCCATTCCTAAACACTTTCAAAAACTCTTTAACGCTCATTTTATTCTCCTTTCCTTTAAGAAGTTTGCCAATCATCGGTTGTTTGCTTTATTGGGTTTTTCTGTATTGGATTGTAATATAACTATACATTGTAGGATGGGGTGATAAATTCGACATATTTAAAATTATGTCACCTCCATTTGCTTGATATGGCATACAAGCCTCATTATTCAATAATGACGCCCAAGGCAAAATAAGCCCATTAAACGGAGAACCACTTGATGTATATAGCATACCTTTACATCCCATATAAACTGAATTTAAACCTATATTAAAGGTGTTGTTTGATGCAGTGATCCGAAATGTCTTTTCATAAATATCACTCCCGTCTATCCATTTTCCCACAATCTGTTCCTCTGTACTATACTGATGTGCGTTTGCATCTCCTGATACGGTTGCTTTGACACAGAATACTCCATTCCCGTCTGCGGAGTGACCGTATTGAGGAAGTTGCCAAGTGTCGGTTGTTTTGATGTAGCATATATTCAAACTATAATCTTGAATATCGGCTATATTTGTATTGACCACAATATCATTATTTGCACTATTGATATAGAAAGTTACATCTTCTCGACCATCATATCCATAAGAGATAGGAAACTGATTCCCAGATACTCCTATTCTGAAATGTCCTGACGCATCAACTATTTTTTGCAAATTGGCGATATTACCTATAACACTACCTTGAATAACTGTTGGTGCATCATACCTTTTCTCATACACAGGTTTCTCTTTCAAAACCCCATCAACAGTTTCACGCCAAACACCGATTATACGCTCATTATCTCCATACACACTATCCTCATTATTAGGCATACCACTTCTTTTCGGAGTAGCAAAAGTAGTAGTACCATTACCACCATAATAATTGCTTGCTCCGTGATGGCTTGCATAATATGTTGCCAAGTCGGGATAGTCTGCTATATTCAATTCCGTTCCGTCACAGATAACCCAACCTAAAGGGGCAACTTGACCGTCAAAATAAGCTTCTACTCCTATCGGCGCAAATCCACCGCCTGCACCGAGAACTGGTATTTTCATCGTGTCGGATATATATTTCATTATTTCACTTGCTTGTGAATCTTTCATATAATTCTTTGACATTGTTTTCTCCTTTCTGGTTATATAGGTTGCCAAGTGTCAGTTGTTTTGGTGTAAAATATAATTAACCGTATATCATAATATAAGTTACCCTGAGAAGTCCAAAATTGTTTTACGCTATATGTGCCGTCTTCACGGTTAATGTAGTATTCATTACTTGTTTCTGAATTATTGACACTTCGAACAATGACCGTCGTATCAGATTCGATGATTTTGTCAAGATTTTGTAACTTTGTAGTCAGAAGTGCATTATCAATAACTGTATAAGAGTCTTTTCCTGACATATTGATATTGTCATATTCTATGATTTTCTCATAAACAGGTTTCTTCTTCTTAACCCCGTCAATAGTCTTTCTGACTTCTCCGACTACGATTTCTTCGCCATCTTCATCATATATCTCATACGGCACGATATTCACATTAGCCGTATTGCTCGGATGAAACTGTGATTTTATGTCATTCATTTGCTCTGTTGTGAGTGGTTGACATTCATCCTCCCGCAATAAGTTGCCTTCTCGTCTTACTTTAACTTTAGCCATTTATATCCCTCCTCTCACATAAAGAATGCCATTGATAATGGGTAAGCTGTTCCGTTTCCACTACCATTTACGGCATTTCCACTTGCATTTATTTGTCTATTAGAGTATGTCCAAGAAGATGCACCCATATAAACAATAGTATCTGTCGCATAACTTGTAGCTACACCATCTTTTGTTTTTATGCGGTTAGCAACAGTTTTGTAATAATCGCATTGTTTTTCTGTTTCGTAAGAACTGCCACCTGTATATTCCCATTCGCTTAAAATAACTATCTTATCCTCGGTTACAGAATATCCTCTATCACTACCTGAATAGATATGTGTACTTGAATGATTTACCGTTTTAAGCAATGCTTTTATATCATCAGGTAAGGCATTATAAAAGGTATCATTACACCAAGTACGCCTTGTATTGCTTGCCCAAGCGGCTGTCATGTTAGCACCTGAATATGTATATAACGACCACCCACCATTCTCCAAAAGAGTGTTTGACATATCAAAAGTAAAGAGTGCTTTGGTATGTCCGTTTATTGCGATTGTTAATGGTTTTGTATCGTAAGAAACAAGTCGCATAAATATAGGTTGCGCTACATGTGTTTCTCCGCCTGTTGCCGCCGCCAAAGCGGGCATATCTATTCTGATGGTTTGTCCAAGTTTGAAACTATCTTTTATATCTGCCAAAGATATTTCATCTGCATAGTAAGCATCTACTATGTCTTTTAATTCTGCGAATGATACTTCGTTTATGTCTGATATTGAAACATCTGTTATAATATGTACCTTTGTTCCTGTTTCTTCGTCTACTCCTATTTCTGTTATTTCGGGTTTTACCCTTGCATCTCCCTCACTACTTGGCTGTACATTTACCTGCTCCCAAGCGTATGTTTCGGGGTCTGTTCCTTGTGCTTTGCACTCATAGAAATAGTTGTGTTGGTATGAATCGGGGATTGATGTTCCGATGTATTGGAGGACTTTGCCCTCATCGTCTAAAGTGGCAAGAGGCATTACTGATGCACGGAAAATTTCCTCTTTTGCGTCATTTAACGCACCTAAAGCCTCTTCAACGGTATCTTGTTCTTCTCCACCTATCGTGATCGGGGTTTCGAGTTCAACATCCTGTTTGCCTGATATATCCTGATGTTGTGTAAGGAAGTCGGATGCTTTCTTGCCTGAATCAGTAAGATTTCCTGTTGCGTCAAGTCCTGCGAAGTTTCCGGCGGTTGCGTTTGTGACTTTATCAGCTTTGCTTGATACATCACCACCACCGCCTGATTTATTATTGATAGCACCTAACGCACCTTCAACAGTTGTCTGCTGTACGCCCTCGACAGTTATCGGTGTAGCAAGTGTTTTAGGCTGTGCATCAGCTACTTTCTGTTTTTCTGTGTTGTCATAATCGTTTGTAGATAAGCCTTTGCCTGATACTTTATCGACCTTATCAGCTAAAGCATTTGTAACGCCATCTACGATAGCTTTATCTGTGTCTGAATAGTCATTCTCTGAAAGCCCTTTACCCTGTACGGCATCGACTTTGCCACCCAAAGCATTATCTATCTCATTTATCGCACCTACAAGATTTGTTTTCTCTGTAGTTGTAAGATTAGCAAGCGTGCCGATAGCTGTTTTATTTGCCTGGGAATCATCATAAGCTATTTTACCTCTATCACCTCTATAAGCCGTTGATGAAGTTTCGCCAAGTGTCAACCCATTAGCTGAACTGATAGAAACATAAGCCTCGCCATCCCAACGATATGATGAGTTTTCGTCTTTTGCGATATAGATTTTGTCATCCTCGCCCACAGCCGGAAAGTCATTTTTTGTCGGATATGACTTTACATCATCTACATAAGACGGCAACTGTGATGCAGGTACTTTACCACTTGAATCAAGTTCTGCTACACCGCCATTTGCACCTTTTTCGGATGTCGGTATGAAATCGCCTGTAGTTCCTGTTTCAAGTTCTCTCCACTTGCCAAGTGTTTCATCCACATCATTCGTAGAATCGTATGTGTAGTATTTTTTATTCCCCTTAACATAGGCTAAACAACCATCGTACAAAACATCCGCAGATGCCTCAACCATATCAGCAAGAGTATTAAATTGCACTCTTCCGTCAAGTGGCTTTTTGCCCTGATAAGAAAAATTATCCGCTATTTGGATTGCCATTTCATACCTCCATCATTTAAGCGAATACTACTGAATATCCGCTAACCGTTGTCGGGTCTGTAAGTACATACAGATAATAACTAACTGATGTTCCGTTCTGTGTATATGTCTGTGTCGTTCGTGTAAACGAATTAAACAGGCTGAATCCATTTCCATCCTTGATGCTTGTCAATGCACCAAGACTTGATGGATATGCGTATGCGATTCTGCCTGCATTTACAGAAAAACTGTATGTTCCACCTTTAGCTGTTCCAAGTGCCGTTGTAAGAGCCTCGATCGTAACCTCATCAGGTGTAAGTGAATCAACAGCACCATAAAATTTATTGTAAAAGAAGTTGATACTCGCTGTTTTCGTTATATCAGCCGTAGCATCACTTGACTTCGTATATGTCACAACAGCCTTGAATGTTGTCGTGTCTGTAGTCGGACTTTCCATTGTGTATGTCCAACTTCCGGCTATCGTGCTATCTATCGTATCTTCGTGTACGAGTGTATCACCCTCATACCACTTGATCGTATCTATCTTTTTAGCCGTTCCAAGTGATGATGCGTTTACTGTAAGCGTTTCTGTATAACTTCCACCGTATGCAACATTCCCTGATTTTGACAAGGAAAATGTGATTGTCGGTGCTATCTCGGTTACAAGTATCTTTTGCACAAACTCTGTAAATGTTGTTCCCTCTTCTACCGTAGTTCCACTTGCTATAGCACCTACAGTAAGGTTTGCCGTTACATCCACAGACAACTCTGATTCTCCACCCTCAACGGCTATCCTATGCCATTTAGAGGAATCAAACACAATATCGCTATTTGCTACATCGCATTGATACCATTTATTGTCACGGATAATAAGATCGCCGACTTTGTAACTTGCTCCGCTTGTCCAATTATAGATAGGAGTTCCGTCTTTACCGTCTATACCATCCTTGCCATCCTTACCATCTACGCCATTAACACCATCTTTACCGTCCTTTCCGTCAATACCATTTGTTACGGTAAATGTCTGTGTGGTATTATTTGTCAGCGTTATTGTGTATGTGTCAACATTCCCGGATGTAGATGTCTTTGCGATAGATGCAATACCTACACCATCAGGAATTCCAACAGTAGTTCTTTGTACTGCACCTTGCGAATTTTCCCATTTCAAAACCACATTTGTTACATGATTTGCAGAGTCATGTTCCTGTGATTCTACGGTACAGGGCGCACCTTTTACCGCACCAAATTCTTCTGCGGTATCTGAAGTATATTTTTTTGCTATCGGTAAAGTTGGAAATGATAACCCCATAATCTCGCTCCTTACTGTTTATCAATCGTAGGTGAGTTGTCTATCTGATCGCTGACATCACCTTGCAATCTGTCGGCATTTGGTTTCTTTTCATCCAATCCACCGACACCCTCAACTTCTTTAGATTCATTCTTGCTGAAAAGCGATTCCTGATACTTTTCAATCATTTCTTTGCTATCTTCCCATACCTGGTTAACATCGCTAAATGCGTTGATAGCTGTCAATGCGTGAAGTCCGTGTACTCCGTGACTAACATAAGTTGCAAAAGCGTTTGACTTTGTTACCATCTCGTATGTTTTCATTCGCTTGACATTTGGCTCAACATCCATATAGCGAAGTTTCAACATCGGATTATCAGAATCAATGTATGGCGATGACGAGATCGCTTTAAGCACAAGCCTGATCTCATTCATCTTTGACGCCTCCATAATGCCTTGCTGCGCATTCGCCGCCGTTTCGGCTTTAGACCATCCAAGAGCATCATCCATAGCAACACCTGTAGCACCATTTGTATTATCTGTAGACCCCGGAACATTAGCTTTTTCAAGAATCCACGCTCTACGGCTTGCGATGTTTTGTAACATTCCAGGATAATCATACGCAATAGTCAAAGGCTTAATGAATGGCTGCCTGCCATCTTGCGTAGTTTCGGTTAGCACCCATTCTTTAGACGATGGAGTTCTCGGATTGCCGTTTTCATCCACGGAAAAATCAAGGTCATTTCCGTGCCATATCGCCTGTGTATTTTGCTCGACATCGTTTGAAAAATCTGAAATCATCAGATTCAAGGTGTCAAGCTCATCTCTAAATCTTTCAAAGCAACCCATTCTGTCGTGTGATTTTACCCATTCAACAATAGGCACTTCGCCTAAAAGGTTTTTGCCAATAGGCGTTGACAGATTCCATTGTTCCTCATCATCCACTTTGTACTGCGATATTTCATACACATAATCTTTAGTAAAACACGAAAAATAGATATTTCCATTATTCTCCGTGTATGAAACACCCATCAAGATTCTATGATCTATGTATCTGCTTGATTTTACGACAAACGCCCATCTCGGGTCTAATACCTCAACAGAGAAATAACTATCTCCGTCAGAATGTTCACGCTTGATGTCAACATAGGTATATCCTACGCCGCCTATCTCAACAAATCTTGCAAGTTTCTGTGTTTTGGATTTTATGTTCTCGGCTGAATATCCCTCATTCAAAAGCGAGATAGCCTCGATCTCTGATTTACTTCCGCTATCCTTTTCGCCTCTTTGTACGATGGTTATAGGATTGCCCCATATAAAGCCAAGATTAAATGATGTGATCTCGTGTGCAAGATTGTCAACAGAATGAATATCTATATCGTGTCGGATTTCTTTCTCTCGTGGCAAAGGCTGATTGCCTGCCTCGTAATCGAGTAACTCATTTATTTTGATTGCGTTGCCGGTATGAATAGCATAGGCATTTTGCAATACTTCGAGAATATTCTTTGATGTAACTTCTGCTACATCTGTAAATATCTCTGCTCGACCTATCTGCATACCTTAACGCTCCTTAAATCTTAAAAACAAAAAAACAGGTAAGAGCATAACTCTCCCTGTTTTGGTTACAATTCCTATTCTATCATACAACGAATATCCGTTACTTGTAAATATCTTTTAATATCTTATTTTGTCTTTTTTTATCCTTTATGGCATTACAAATACTCTCTCATACTCTTTCATAGCTTTCGAGTAGTAATCTCTAACAGTTTTCGGTGCTAAATCGAGTATATCAGCGATGTCCTCATACTTTGTTTTGTCGATATGCCTGTAATATATAATCTTTTGAAATCTCAAATCTTCGATCTTGTCTATCTGTGAGATAACATACTCTCTTTTTTCTTCGTTTTCATCCATCAGCTTTGCAAGATGGTTCTTTTCCTCGATTATCCTAACAGCGAGATCGCCGATGCGGTCTTTACTTCCTGATGACTTAACCCTATCATTGTCAAACGGCTTTGATGATAGATTTTGAGCGATTATTTCTAACCGTTCTATCTTTCTTTGACATTTTTCAATACGAAAATCAGCGGTATCAAGGCTTTTGATGTAATCAAGTGCATTCATTTTTTATCCCCTCTCTCAAATAGGACTTTGAATTATGCGTGTCGGTTTATGGTTAAGTTTACGGCTGACGAATAGGCAGAAGTTTGCCATTCCGTCAGGTACATCATCGTGTTTGTTCTTTCCGGCTACAGAATATCCAAGCAAAAAGCCCATCATTTTTCCGTAGTCCGACTTTGGCGAGTATTCTGTTTTATTCAAAAATAGGCAGTTTTGCTTTACCCAATCAGAATTGACTATGATCCTTGTTTCTTTGTTTGTTTCTGTCGGTTTAGTGGTTATATTGCATATTCCACCTTGCTTTTTTACTCTTTCCTGGACTTCAAAAGCAATCCTTGATCCACCTTGATTGCTCTCAAATTCAACTTGCTGAACATTATGCCGTAAGATTATATCCGTCAAACGCCCATACTGAACGCCGAAATCCGAATTATCGTCACAGATGCAATCTACGATGTAATAATCGTTGTCGTATTTATACGCTACAGGCAAAAACATATAGTCTATGCCTTTTTCCTTTGTGTCGCAGATACCTAAAACGGCATCAGGCTCTCTGTTCGGTAGATCAGTAAATCTTCGCAATTCATCTTCCTGGTATAACAATCCCTCACGCTCTATCGGGTCTTGCTTGTACAGGCAACGATATGACACCTCATCCATCAGCATTTCAATGTTTTTGAAAAACTCTACAGACAAGCCGCCGACATCATAATCAAAGTTGCTTTTGCCTGTTTTCGGGTCTATATCAGGTACGGCTATGAATTTCGCCCTCGGATTATCTCCGTTTAGTTGCTGAAGTTTGCCTATCGGGTCTATCGTACTCCATCTTGTCATCAACATCAGCTCTTTACACATCTTGCCGTCAACAGTTGATGTTGTCATTCTTTGTCTTGCATCCGTTGTATAGGCGTTCCATCGCTTTTCAAGTATGGCTTTATTAAGTGCCTCTTCAATGTTTCCTATAAGGTCATCCACGAAGAGAAAACGACTTGCACGAACCTTGCCTGCTAATTTCGAGCCTATACTTGCGCATTGAACGGTAGGGAATGGCTTGTAGCTGCCTATGTTGAATTGTTCAAGTTTTGCATTCTGACTTGTGATGTTTAAGTCAGGGAATATCTCGTGCCACTTGTAGTCATCGACATTTGTTACAATGTCATATACGCCGTCATAATACATTCTCGTTATATCGCCACTATGGGAATAAAACAAGCTGTAATCGGCAGGATACCATCCGGCTACGGCTGAATGAAAAAACTTTTCACAGGTGGTTTTCCCTGTTCCTGGAGGAAGTGATATTGTCAACAAGTCAAGTTCATCGTCTATCAGTTGCTGAAACGCCTGTGGTATGCCTAAACGCCTAAAACATCTACGCCTCGGCTGATAGAATTTTTCTTTTGACGGTCTGTCTTTTTCGAGGTACAGACAATAGCTGTCAAATTGCCTGTTCTGTGCTTCAGCTTTTAGTATACCCCAAAAAATAGGCTCTCCATCAATGACTTTTTTCAAAAGTGTCTGATCTTTGCTTGCTTTTGGTATAAGCGCATAATAGTCATTTTTGACTTTGTTGCACATATCAAGTATAGGTTTGCGCATTTCGTAGTTGTTTGCAAGGACATTCCTCACATACTCGATGAACGGAAAGCCGTAATCAGGGTCTAATAAATCGTATTTCTGAAAAGCATCGTATAGCTTTTGTTCATCAGGACTAAATGACATCTTATACCCTCACTTCTTGATCTCTTTCCTGTTTATCGTGGTTATAATAATCCCATTCGGTTTCTTTTGTATCTCAACATCGCCGGATTTAAGACCTTTAGCGATGATATGTGCATTGTCTTTGATTCTTTCGATGAGTTTCATCGTTCCTAAATCCATTTTTTTCATCTATCCTTTGTACTTATCGAGCATTTCCAACTCATTTGCGATCATAGTGTATTCTGACGGCGGTTTAAGTGTCAGATACATAGGTAATCCGTCCGTAAACAGATAATCAGGCAAATAGCCGTTATCAAGTATCTCGTGTAACCTTTTCGAGAATGTCGGCTCTGATACACCTGACATTTTCCATATCTTGCGGATTGAACCACCGGCAAAAAACGCATCTAATGCCTTTTCAAATTTGGCTCTTTCCATCCTCTTGCCCTTAAAATATCCCTCGTGTCCTTTACCACCTTTTCTGCGAGGCTTTTTTTCTTTTTCGGATTTTTTTTCAGATAGCATTTTCAGTATCTCTGTATTATCCATATTCAGCCTCCAAGTCTTAAAAGGGGTCAGGAGCGGAATTAACCGCCCCTGCAATCAAAAAAGAGGTTTGTATGTCAGCCTACGCCTTATCCGTGATGTAAGTCGCAGGTGCAATCCCTCCCGATGCTTTTGACACACCTTTAGTCACAGCCATTCGCCGTAGGAGGGAATTTATGGAGAAAAACAACGATAGTATTAGATTTCTGTCCAAACAACCCTGGTTGTATTACTCGGATCAGTAGCCGCACAATACGCTTTCCCTGTCTGCGGATTAAAAGCTGTTGCGCCTGATACAGCATACGGCGGCAATTTAGCCACATCTTCTATGCCGGTGTAGTCATATTTGCTCTCGTTAGGGGAATTATGCCTCCACAAGCCTAAATCCCATACCTCATCGCCTTTTTCATAGACTTGTCCATCAAAAACATATCCTGTTCTCGGTGCTTTCATCTTGTTTCTCCTTTCATTCCTACGGAAGTTCTCTTGTTGCTAAATCTATTATCTCTATTGCCGCAGGTATCAGTAAAAACCATAGCGGCAACATACTACCTGTGACATATATTGCTACGCCTATTGCAATTCCTGCACCTAACCACCTCATTTGTCAACCTCCTTGAATTTGTCAAACATCATCTGCGCCAAGAAATCATTATCCTCACTCTCGGATGCCGATTTCGCAAAATGTGTAATGTAGTCAAGTGCGTTTTTGTATCTATCCCTGTCAGCAGATGCCTCTTCAAGACACTTCTGCGTCAGCTTTAAGGTTGCCCTCACAATAAATAATCGCTCTTTGAGTACATTATTGCTACGCCACAACTCCTGATTCTCCAGCTTTAATTTATCTCTATCCCCTTTATCTGCCTTGCGTATGATACTTTCGTGAAACATATTCAACCCCTTTTTGTTTGTGCGGAATTTTTGAAATCATCGTGATATTCGTGCCACTTTTCACAAAAATAGTTAAAATCCATATAGCTCATCATCCGAGCTAACTGTTCAATGTTGCCAAAGTCTACACAACCATCAGTTTCAACTATCGGCTCATAACACACATCAAGTTCGATCGAAGGTATCGTGTCTACGGATTGTTCTATCTTGTACCTGCGACACCTGATTTTTTGACCGTCAATGCGAATAGTTGCGTTAACACCGTCATTGAATCCGTCAACCCTTATCTTATGCAACATTATCACCTCTACTGCGTAAATAATATGTATTATATATAACCAAAGGCTTTTATAAGGCGGTTAGATATATATTATATCTACTTGTATTGTTGTTGAAAATATATTAAATATAAAGCCCTTTTTGGTTTGGTGGTTACTTGGAGGACTAACTCGCCCTCGCCCCGGCACTTGCCCTGTTAGGGGGCACGCCCTCACGCCGTCAGCCGTCAGCCGTTCAGGATGATCAGAGCCGGACACCTGGAGCGGATGCCGTGAGCCGTTCATGTAGCTCTCTTGGACAAACCTTAGTTTGTCCGTTACCTTTGCACCCGAAGCCCACGAAAAACCGCCACTTGTCAATTTTGCCTTGCCAAATCTTAAAAAATATCAGTTAACCGGGCAGAGCTGTGCCGATTTTGTCAGCTATTGCCGCCAGGCTTTCAGGTGCTGCTTCAATCTCGTGCTTGATACGCTTGTCACTCCATCCGTGGAGATTGTTCAGGATTGCCACAACGCCGACAGGGTTTCGCTTGCCGTCTGCTAAAAAGTCTTTGAGGCTCTCTTGGTTCAATTCCTGGAGTCTTTTTGCTATTTCCCTAAAAGTTGAACTTGCTTTTTTATCCACTCTCCATTGACAAATTGTATTTGTATCTATCCCGCTAATACATTCAAAACCATAGTCACAAACATGCTTGGTATACTTTACACAAAGAGCTATATATATATTAAATACTTGTAATAAATCCTCTTCATTACATTCTTTGTAATAACATCTACCAGTCATTACATCATAAGGTTTTATTTTTGTATATTGCAGAATATATCTATCTCTAACATACATCAAGCAATAATTAAATTGACTTTGCGCAATCTTTGATACATCGTCAACATTAAATTCCTGCAAAGCGTACATCTCGAAACTATCCATGACTTCGGCTCGCAAGTCTACAACTTCGGCAGATTCCAACGGCTGTTCGTTTGTTGTGTTATCCGTGATCTGATCCTGCATAGTCTGCGCCCTCCTTGCCATTGATTTATAATTCATAAAACAGATACCACGGATTTGATTTTTTGTAAAGGTACAAATGTTCGGTAAACAAAAAAGCCGCAAGGGCTAACTTGCGACTTGATAACATATTATATAAACTTTTATATAATAAATGATATAACCCCACTATCACAAATGATATATCATAGATTATATAAAAGCACTATCACAGATTATATATAATGGATTATATAAAAATACTATATAACCGATTATATAAAAGTTAATAGTTGAACCACTCCGGCAGCTCGTCATCATCAAAATTTTTTAGTTGTTCCCGGCGTTCGCATTCTGCCATGATGATCTTGACGGCTTCGGCGTTTGTGATGTTAACTGATCGCAGACGCTCCCGGCTGCCCTTTTCAAGCGTTAGTGTCATGCTCTCGTGTCTGTCACGATATGCCGCCGCCGCTCGTAGTGTGTAATCTTTTGTTTTTAATCCTGTTTCTTTTCTGCTCATAAAAAACGCCTCCGTTCTATAATATGTTATGTATAATATATCATATATTTTTGATCATGTCAAAAAAATTTTTTTGCTGATTTTTAGAAACTGCTAAAAAATAACGGTTTTTCGGTACTTTGTAGACTTTTTGACTATATAACATATTATAGAAAAAAGCTTGACATATTATATAATATGTGATATACTTAATACAAGTTAAGAGATAAGACAACAGCCGTAAGGCTCACCTCCTGAAGCTGACAGGATCAACAACAGCTTAAAAAAATGACTAATTCAAACAAGACTGCAATCTATGTAACAAATTTAGGCAAGTACAACGAGGGCTATTTGATCGGCGAATGGTTACCACTTCCGGCAGATGCTGACGAGATCGCAGCTTGCCTTGATCGTATCGGCATCAATGAATATTATGAAGAATACTTCATAACAGATTATGACAACTACACAGATTTTGATCTGTATCACATTTTCGGCGAGTATAGCTCTATCGAAACTATATCAAGTTTTATCGAAACCGTTGAGAGCCTGGATGACCAACAGAAAAAAATAATATCCGTACTTGTAAATGATGCCGGGTATGATCTCGATGAAGCGATCGAAAAAACAGAAAATGGCGGCGTTTATTTTTGGGAAGGTGACAGCATGGCAGAGGTTGCGGAGTATATGCTCGAGGAGTTTGGCGATCTTGACAGAATCCCGGATGATTTAAGACAATATTTTGATTTTGAGGCATACGGGCGCATGCTCGAAACTTGCGGATCATTTTGGGCTACTGATGGCGGTTATGTTGAGATAGCATGCTAAAGGAGGGCGCAAAAATGAAAAAATCTATAATGCGCCGCCTGGAGCGGTTAGGATTTAGCAAGGTGGACTCATTATTGATATATTATGATTTGTCGAACTATGGCAGAGAATACATCACCAAAAAACGCCTCATGGCGTATGTAAAGGAGGCACTATCATGAACATTCAGGGCATAAATACAAAAAAAGTTAAGGAATTAACAACGAAACCGGGCGCAAAAATTGAATTTTACAACGGCATGAGCATTGAGCATACTGTCATTGATAACACGGAATATGGGCTATCAGAATGGCACATGCTAATTATAAAAAAAGATAACATGGAGATAGGCAGAATCAACGCTTGCGACATCAAAACGCCGGATGATCTCGACCGCAACATGTCACGAGTGATCGAAAATTATATAAATCTCTTAAAATGGTATATGCTGACTCTATCGGCAAAAACAAAATGACAAGGAGGAAAAAGTCATGAAAATGTATAACAAATATTTTTTAGATGATTACAAAAAAGAACATCCTGGCTCTGTAGATTTTGACTATACCACGCCGGGAGGGCATGGGCATATGTCAATAGGTTTCGAGATATTCCCACTATCAAAAAAAGACATGAAAATTTTTGACGGCATTCTAACGCTTGCGGCGGCTCGTGAGATTGCGGATTATTTCAGGGCATACCTTGCGCAGTTGGAGAGATTCGAAAAAATATACGACACGGGCAGAGAGGATGACAGCAAAGAAAAATCTAAAATCGTGACAGACAAAAAACGATTTATAGCCATGCTCGAGGCTCTGCACGATATGTATGACGAGATCGAGCTATACGAGCCGGAGCAGGAAGTTGTCAAGGTTAAAAAGGCGAGCTTTTATACTTCATACAAAGGCGAACCGAAACAGGTTGACGGCGTGCAATTTGATATAAACGGCTATAGATACGGAGCATATAGAGAAAATGAGCATAAAACATGGATTGTTGACTTGCTGACAGGTTGCGCCCTGAAGTATTACAAGGGATCACCAAAAAATGCGCCGCAATATCTCGACTTTTCAATTATGGCGACTATGGCAAATATCAGAAAAAAATCAGACTACGCCGCCATGATCAATTCATTCAAGGCACAGTTTGAAAAATCCGGGCTTGTTTATCCTGAAGCCCTGGAGGCACTCGCAAACGCTGAACATGAAAAAAGAGAAGCAGAGCAGGCAGCCCCTGCGGATGCACCCGAAAAAGTGACAGCAAGCGAGCCGACAGCGGAGCAGACAGGCGAAAAAGCCACGACAAACACAGCCGAAAAAAGCACGACAGAGCCGAAAAAAGCACCCACGACACCCACAACAGCAAGCGAGCCGGAGCAGACACCCACGACAGACACGAGCAGAGCCGCCGCCGATCCTGCACAACGGCAGAACATACCGCCGTATAGCTTGTTTATATATCACAACGGAGCATTTACAACACACGCAATAAAACGCCGAAACAGACGGCGAACCGTTCAGGGTATACAAATAGGCGTTGACAAAAACAAACGGCTATACAAGGCAAATAAAACGCTTTATAGGGTGCATTTTCTCGCAACGCCTGAACCATACCAGGAGCGCAAAAAAGCACTCACGCAAGGAAAATCGCCGCCTTTTGAATCAGTACCACAAGAAAAAATCAGGTACAAAAATCAGACACCAAAAATTCATCCACCATAGGGGAAAAATCACACCCCCAGGGGTATGAAAATTGTAGAGCATGGAGATAGGAGGGATAAGGTATGAAAGAATATATATTCATAATCAAAGCAAATGACGGATATAGTGTGGAGGATTCTGTCTTTGCTACATCCGAAGATGAGGCGTGGGATGTAATCGTTTGGAATTACAGGGAGTATGTCGCTCCGTGGGTAGATACCATTGAATTAGTGGAGAATTGACCTATGAATGACTACTACACAAACGAGATGATACATAATATCCTTGCAGACTTCCAAAATCCGATAACAGACTATACTCCGCTCGGAAATATCCTGTTTATCGAATACGGTGAGGGTGAGGATGAAATACCACGATATACGACATATATTGACGGTATAGCAACCGGCAAACAGTATGATAGCATAGACTATGCACTTGCTGATACAATAGCAAATAAACACGGAATAAGCGACACGGCAACCGCAGCAGAGTTTATGCGGATGATCAAGGAGCGTGATTGACATGAAAACAATCAAAGAGGTTATTCAGGATAACAAAATCAAAACAGATTTTCTCAATATAGAAAAGAACAAGGACAGGTTATGGACAATCAAGCCACGCCTGGAGGATGACAATGACATAAACAGATACAACCGGCAGGCTCATAGACTTGCGCATCATCTGAAAGAAAACGGCGTATGGCACGATTATAGCACTACACGAGATATTGTAGGTGCATACCACTTCACAGAGATAAGGAGGTAAACAATGAAGATAATAATTGATATACCTGACGAAGAGTATGAAAATATCAAAAAGACGGGTGGTTGCTATTATGATTTTGGAAAAGCAATAGCTAATGGTACACCACTTCCCGATATTTTTGATTTACAAGGGTTAAAAAGTGATATGAAAGCATTAAATTGTGGTTATCCTTATGGATTAGACTATTTGTTGAATTGTTTAGAGAAAAGATTAGGGATAACAATCATAGAAACAGAAAATTCCATCCTCTAAAAAATGTAGGTATTTCCGATCAATGCCCCTCAAAAAATCTATATGCAAAAATCGACCTCTCGTTTTTCTCTGATACATAGGGAAAAATCAAGGGGTAGGGGGGTAAAAAATTCTGTAGCATGTAGCCTCTTAATCGAGAATGTTCTTCAGAAACTCCAAATCATCATCCGACTTATGGACATAAATATTCATAGTAGTCGATATGTCCGAATGTCCTAAAACTTCCTGAACAGACTTCATATCTGCGCCGTTTCGTATCAATTCCGATGCGTATGTATGCCTTAAATCGTGCAAAGTAGGTGTTTGTTCAATGCCTGAATACTCGATCATTCTTTGCAAAGTCCTTTGTAAACTACTCCGATTAAGCATATTTCCGTCTGCCGTATGGAAAACAAACTGACCTTTGACATCCTTTGACAAGTCTTTGATTATGCCAAACGCCACATTATCAAGTGGTACGGTACGATAGGATGCTTTTCTTTTCGGCGTAGTGATGTCATATCCGCTTGTAGGAGCGTTTTTGTCTATCTTTATACGCCTTTTCGTCATATTGACATCAGACCACATCAAGGCTCGGAGTTCTCCGGCTCTCAACCCTGTATGAAGCAGAAAAACGATGGCTTTTGCGTTTGTACCATATAACGGAGTGCCTATCTTTCCTGTATGGCGTTCTTTCGTATTCAGCCGTTTTGATTCCTCTTCAAGCATCTTGCGTTCCTCTGTTGTCAAAAACACATGCTCTTTCTTCTGATGCGTGATATTTGCCTCATTCGGGATTCTGACACGATTCATAGGATTGTTCTTTATCATACCCATTTCCTCGGCATATCCGAATGTTATCGTCAAAATTGCTTTCTGATGTTTGATCGCTGACATCGAATATTCATCCACAAGGCTATTGATATACGCCTGGCAATCCTTGAATGTCACAGAATGTAGCTGATACGATCCTATTTTCGCTTTTTTAAGCCTTGTAATCGTTTCCTGATAGAAGTTATAGGTTGTAGGCTTGATCTGTCCTTTTCGGCTTTCTATGGCTTTCTCTGCTATGTCTGCAACGGTTAGCCTTGTTTTTTTGACCGTTTTCATATCTGATTCGATGTAATCTTTATATTTCTTTAATGCCTCTGTTTTGGTTTCGCCATAAAATGCTTTCTGCTTTCCATCTATCATCGCCCTATAACGATGATATTTTTTTGTTTTTCGATTCACTGTATCCCACGAACCTTCCCTGTAGACTTTTGACATATGAAACCTCCCTTTTGAATAATCATTTCAATTTGTGTCCTAATGTTGTCCTAAAGTTTTAAGAGAATTATACACTATTTAATATTTTTGTCAAGTCTAAATCGGCTAAATCTTATATAAGAAAAACCCCCGATTTTTCGAGGGTTTCAGCTACTTTTTATCTATTTATGCGGTTGGTGGGACTTGAACCCACACGCCTCGCGGCACAAGAACCTAAATCTATGATGCACACTCGTCTATATCCTTATTTTTCGTTGTTTTTCAATCACATTCATTTCAGGTTGTCCTAATGTTGCCCTAAAAAATCATATTTTTTCTACTCATTGGCTACCATTTCTGAATTATCATATCACAATTTATTACAGTATGCAATTATTTTATAAAAAAAGGATGTAGCAATTTGCTACACCCTTAAATCACAACCTCTTTTCCCTCGTGATCTTCCATCCATTCATATAGCTTGTTTTCGTTTATCACATATCGTCTGCCGATTTTCACACAAGGGAATCCGTCTTGTTGAGCAAGTTTTCTAATGCTATCAGGACAAATGCCGGTTATTCCGGCTGCTTCTTTTACTGTAATAAACCTCGGCTTACTTTCCATCATCTGCAACACCCTCTTTCTCGTCATAATATGCTTTCAGAATTTCATACTTCTTCTTATCTATCCGATAATCGCTATAATCAAACACATTCCCCTCATCCCATCTACGCATATCTCCCATAATCGTATGAATTGTCATAGGTGTCATAGGCTTGACTTTCCTGACAACATTGTCCTCATCCACTTCATCTTTATACCTCATCACATCGTTTAACATTGTTTTGCACCTCCTAAATATCTAACCAATCCGTATAAAAATTGTTCTGCCTATTGTGTATTTGGACTTGTACTGATTCTTTATCTCCATTTGACATATTTATCTCGCCTTTGTGGTATCTGTCTTTGATTTTTCTTTGTGCCATTTCCTCTGAATCGGCAGCTATGGTATATTTTTTTGATACCATTTCTCGTATCGTCACATCAAACACCATTCTATCTCGCCCCCTTTTCGATATAAAAGACACCCGGAATAGTGATAGTCCGTGACTTGCCATCTATAAAATCCAATTTTCCCTCATCCCTCAAAATATCTAAACATTCATACACATAGCTTATGCTCTTCACTTTCGACAGTTCCGATATTTCCCTGATCGTAGGAGGATAGTTAAAATCAAACATATAATTCTTTATGGCTTCATATACTTTGTCTTTTGCATTTTTCACACCTCTACCTCACTTTCATTATACACATCATCAAATAAATGTCGCTCCTCTTCCTCAACCTTACACTCCTGACAATTCCAATTATCGCATTTTTCGTCTGTGTAAGGGCATCTGCCATCAAATAATTTTTCTGCGTATGTATCTCTCATGCGATTTCCTCCCTATGCAAATCTTCTATCTCGTGAATGATCGCACTACCCAGGGCGTACATATAATCATTCTTTCCACCTCTTGAATTAGCAAATTCTCTGATTTCGTCAGCAAATTCTCCCCATTGTTCCTGTTGAAGTGGTACTTTCTCAACCCACTTTTTAACGATTTTCCACATATCATTTATGGTTTTGTACTCTGTCTGTAATTGTGTTTGCACATCTTTCATTCCTCAACCCTCCTTAAAATGGAATCATATCCATATCAGCATCAACAAAACCGTCATCATCTTCGCTATAGAATTTCATTTTATCGCCGTCAAAAATCAGTTCTCCCTCTCGTCCGGCATCGCCCTGTCGCACTTTATCAGCGACCCATCCTTTTTTTGATCTGTCCTCTTCATCTTTATTCCACAATAGCAAAACAATACTTGCATCTTGTTCGACATCGCCTGATTCTCGCAATTCTGACATTGTGGGCTTTTTGTTTAACTTTCCCTCTGACAATCTATTCATCTGCGATAATGCAATCACGGGTATATCAAATTCCATCGCAATCGCCTTGATCTTATGGCTTATATATCCTGTTTCTTCTCGTCTGTCACGGAAATATCCACCTGATAGAACCAACTGAAGATAATCGACCACAACAACATCAAATTGTTCTCGCTTTGTGATTGCCCTGATTTCATTTACACTTCTTGTTCCTGATGCGATCACAAGGTTTTCATTCTCTTCGAGTTTTGCAACCGCCGCATTGTACTTTTCTTCTTCATCATTCATAAATCGCAAGGCTCTTGTTATCCTTGTTAGTCCTATTCCGCTTTCATTTGCGACAAAACGCTCAAATACTTGCTCTTCAGACATTTCAAGGTTAAAATATCCGACTTTGTACTTCTCTGACAGAAAATTGACTATCTGTGTTGCAAGTGCTGATTTTCCAACGGCAGGTCTTGCACCTATGACAACCATATCTCCACCACGCAAATACATCACTTCATCAAGTGCTTTTATGCCTATAGGCATTTGTCTGTTTTGACTTCCCTCGTTAAAATACTTATCTTTATGTGTTTTTGCCACATCTGATAATGTTCTGTATGTTTTATTACCGTCAATATCTATCTCATCAAGCTCATCAACAACTGTATGCAGAATTTCTTTCGCTTTGTCCGGCGTTGCTATTATCCCCTGACTTGCTTTCCTTGCCAGGCGATTTGCATATTTTTCAATAATGACATCGGCGTGAGTTTCAATGTTGGCTGTTGATATTGTATTCGCTGTGCATTCTCTCAATGAATCAAACACAGCCTGATCGCTCATATTTAGCCTTGAACATAATTCTTGTGACAAGAATATTACATCATAGGGTTTGTTTTCGTCATACGCTTTCAGACATATATCAAATGCGTGTGCTAACACCTGGTTATGAAACATAACAGGCTTTAGCTTTCCATATATTCTGTTCAAGGATTCATTATCTATCAAAAGTGATCCGATTACATTTTGTTCTGATGCAAGTGATTGATAGTATGCACTATCTTCTGTTTTCTGTGCCATACGCACACTCCTTTATGCAAACGCTCAATATCGGCAGATTATCGTTGCCGGATAATTCAGCGGATTGTACTTTTTGTTTTACTCTTTTGCTTAACTCTTTAGCTTTTTTTACTGTTTCTTCATAGGTGTCTGCATTGATTGCATCCCTAAACACCTTTGCTCTTTCATCATCACGCAAGCTGACAGGATAATACTTAACCATAGCTATATATATATCATTCAGCCGTGTCCGTTTCTCGCTATTCTCATCAGATATAGCATTGTAATATATCCGTAAATCGTGAATTGTCGGAGGATATTTGCTTTCCTCTATGTGCCTATCAGATGCTTTTTTCATCTGTTTATAGTCGTATTCACGCATATACTCATACCACTCCTTGACTTTCCCGATGTTTTCAAGGAACTCCATATTTTTCGGATATACAGACTTGATATGTCGTGCTATGTCAAACCACTCTTCGTATGTCATTGATCTACCACCATTTCTCAACTGTAGAATCGTCTTTCTTTGGATTGTTATAATTTCCGTCAAGGACTTTCGGGAAGTTTGATGGGCTTATAAACCAATCAAAATTAAACCATTTATCCTGATTTTTTTGTAGCAATTCAGAGTTTCGGATATTACTAATACACTCTTTCCATTCTTCCATAGTGTATTGTGCCAATCTTGCTCTCAATTGTTGCGATCTTCGAGAATTATCAGTAGGCATTCTTCTAACAGGCTTAAAACCTTTATCAGCAAGTGTATTCCACAGATTTATCGCTTCTTCCATCGTCATACAAGGTTTTGCCACTTCAATATGTGTATTCTCGTCCTTTTTCAATTCTTCTTCTGTTGGCATAGTAAATACTTTCGTATCTTTCTTTAGCGCATACTTGATTTTTTCTATTGCTTTCCAACATATCTGTGCATCTGAATAGTGACCTAACTTCACAACCCCTGGCAATTTTACCATTTCTTGTCCTACCACAGAATAGCTATTATCAATACCTAATATAAAAATCTCAATCAATCCATCACAATTAACAAGTTTATTATCTGCACTTTCTATCCACATACAACCACCTCACAGCATTTGATAACATTTAGCAATCCATTTTTCAAGTTTCTTATCGGATTCATACTTGTTATCCCAATGTTTACATTTTGCTCCATCTTGGCATACTCTGTACTGTCCAAAATTCGTAGCATTTTCACAACTACATTTCCACCATCCTGTTTGACCTTTTCCTTTGCCGGACTTGATTGCTTCGTGTTTTGGATTTCTCGCCTGAACCAAATACATACAAGTTCCGCAAGTGTTGTTACAAAATGGTTCTATCGGTTCTGCTTTCAATTCCATTCCTAAATTCATTTGTGTTTTCCTCCATTGTTGTGTTTTTTAACAAAATCATATAGCCATATAGCAAGTAGTACCACCAATATAATCAATAAACTTACATACATACATATTGTTTGAAATTCATCCATAGACTATTCTCCTGTGTTTTTATTGCTTTTCGGCATTCATTCAGCATTCCATAAATCTTCCAACATTGAATCTAAATTGTCAAAATCATCATTCTTAAATACTACGGATTTGACATTGTATTCACTGATAACTTCATCCTCAACCTTGATCGAATCATCAGTTTTCTTTCTTTCCTCTACCTCACTTTCTGCCTTGTATTTGTCGATAATTTCAAGCACTTCCATTTTGCTCACATAAGGCTCTTGTTCTATCTCGGCTCTTATCTTGTCAAGAACAGATTGTTGCTCTAATGCTTTGATTGCCATCTTATACGCATCAGATACCCCTGCATAATCAATATTATCTTCCAAAAATCCTTGCCATTGATTATATAGTATGCTTGTCGCCTCTTCTCTTGTCATTTTGCTACCTCCCCAAAAAGGATATACTCATAAGTGCTATAGCCAAGACACATAAAATCTTAACTACCTTGTTGTCTGTTATTGATAAACAAATAGCATCAGCAATAATAAGACATACCTTGAATATCATTTTAATCCTCGCTTTCGTCTATGTGACCTACTATCTTTTTGATGTCAGTTATAGAAATTGTATGTTGGTTGAGTTTATAGTCATCAACATATCGTGATACCATTATATCTTTACCGTAGCTATCTTCTACAACCAATACCATTCGATTGTACGAGTCAATGATGATGTCACCTTTCTTGTACAATGGTTCGTGTTCCATTTCAAGCCATTCTCTAACAATAGGGTCGCAACATATTAGACCGACATCATTAAACTCGCAATTATCGCAACGAGTGCCTGAACAGGATGTAGGTTTTCCTTTTACTTTACCTAATTGATGGGATAAGATATCTTTTACTAATTCAGAATAATTTTTCACTAACCATTCATAATTTGTCATTTCTCTACCTCACTTTCTGCTTCTATAATCGTCGGGGCGTTTTCAATGGCACATTCTGCGGCATAGTAATCGCTTTGCGTTATAAATTCATCTTGATTAAGGTCTATCGTGTCAACATCCACTATCGCACCGTGTCCTTTTGGAATTGTAGCAATAATGTCCTCTTTGAATATTGGCACATCGAGATAGATATCGTCAGTCATTATCTCGTTATATCTGCCATCAGGTATGTCAATCACTATCTGCATCTGTTTCCTCACTTTCTGCCTGTGGTGCTTTTGGCAATTCTCTTTCTTTCTGTAATTCGGGATGTCCTAACGCTCGTTTCAAGTCATTTCCGCTTGCATAATCGTGCAAATCATCAAGGCTTTGATTTCTTTCTTCATCCATTAATTTCATTTCGTAATCGTAATCCTTGTATAAAATGCTCATAAGTGTTCTTGTATCGCCGTTTGTTCCGTTTAATGCATCTACTCCCTCATAAGGCTTTCTGCTTAATGCCCTCATCATTGATAGACTCCATAGTGTAATTTCAGGCTGTATGGCGTTGAGAAAGTATGCTAATTGGTCGTCTGACATATTTCTGATATAGTCTATGTATCTCATTCCTTATCCTCACTTTCTGCTTCTATGATAATCGGTGCATTATCAATTCTTTCCTTAACCCACGCAAGATGTTCACCTAATCTCATCTGCTCGTCTGTTTGAATATCCCAAAACAATTCATCAGCATCAATCAGCCGTCCGTGTCCTTTTGGAAGTGATACGCCTTCGTATATTCTTTGAACAATAGCCTTCATTTGCTCATTTGTCGGCATTTCATCATCCATAATCGTATCATAGATTTTGTCAGATAACTTAATCACTATCTGCATTGACACCCTCACTTTCTGCTCCTGTCGGCTCGCCTGTCACTATCCTCTCTGCCTTTCCGTTGGTCTTAAACAACCATTCGTCATTTTCACGAATATCATCTGATAACGAAAAGAAAGTAACACCTGTTTCACCATCAGATTCCCTCCGAACCGCCACAGCTATTTGCAAACCCTCAATTTTTGTGCCATCCTCAATGCTTAATGTAAATACTCTCTTCATGTCTTATCCTCACTTCTCTTCTCCGCAAGAAAACAGTAGCCATTTTCACTTGTTTTGCATCCATCACCCCATCTTTTACAGGTTTCGTGTGCTACTATAAGCGGTATTCCATCCACTCTTGCCATACTATCATACTCAAAATATTTACAGTTTTTACAAAGGATCAATTCTTTCCCATCCGGCAACTTCATCCTACTGCCCCCTCAACCACTTCTACCACATTCACAAGGCTATGCTTTTGTGCTAATTCTCTGTCGCTTGTGTATATCACATTATCCTTTCCGTCAAGAGTATTCAGCACTTCGCACCATTGATACCTATAGCTTTCTTCCCATTCAATAAGCACAACCCCTCCAGGTATGACACCTTTATGCGTTAGAATATTCCCTCGTGGCACGACAGGATTGTATTTCACTACAAATGGCTTTTTCTGCGCCATCTTGCGTTCTTTCAGCTTTTTCACTCTTTTCGTTTTTGCTTTTTTCTTCTTCAGCTTTGTATGTGCTATCTTGTTGTACTTTGTCAGGTTGTTATCCCATATCAACCCTGATATGTAGTCAACATACCATTGTGTGCTGCCGCCGTAATATGTCTTTGCGATTGCATATAGCTGACTATACCAATTATCTTGTTTATAGGCGTTCCCATAGATGCCCGAATATCGTATAAGGTTGATAAAGGCATTTGTCGATTCCTCTATGTCGTAGTATCGTCTGCCGTTCATCCCGTATGGTCTGCCATTTCCTGCGGTCATAGCACCTGATTCACCGAAAAATATCCCAAGTCCAACACAAGGATATATGCCTGTTTCTTCATATCGGTCAATAAATATCTTTGACGCTGTTTCTATGTGTCTTATTTGCGTTTTTGTTGCTCCTATAGACAACTTTACCCCTACAAAATTAAAAGCCAAAATAGAGGCAAACAATAGCGTTAAAATGCGTTTCATTTTTCCTATCACTCCTTTTGTTTTATTCATCTTCCCACGGATCAACCTCATCCTCGACATCACGATATGTATTATGTCGTTTGTTGCCCGTTTTTGAATCAAAGCAATCAGCATAGTTAGTCATAATCTTGAAATTCGTATGACCTATCAATTCTCCGTCTGTGTCATATTCTTCCTGACATTCAGCCACAATCGAGAATGGGTTTTTGTCAGCAAGCTCATAATCATTGAATGATATGATAGTCGGTGTAATTGTCCGGCTTGCATCTTCCACAAGTGGTCGAGGGTAATTATCCAAAAATTCATTGAAATCATCCTCATCAATCGTGTCATCCCATTCAGGCTCTTCGGTGTAGTAATACTCCCGATACATAGTGTGATCGCTATGTGTTTGTTCTGCCATTTAATGTGTACCTCCTAACCAAATTTCTAACTCATTGTTATCGTTTACAGTTACATTCCCCTTGCATATCGCCTTGTCGTATACAACTTCGCAAGTTTTTAAGAACGATTCATACATTCCTTGCATCGGTATGCGTACATCGTCCGGCAATTCATTCAAATGCCGTATTACATAATTTGCTTTTCTGATCCGTTCATTCATCGTCTAATCTCTTTCCTCAAATTCTTCACAAACATCATCGTATTCTGTCCATTCAGCTACATACTCGCTATCAGGATTGCAACATACCCATCCTTGCGATGCATCTTCGTACTGATGATATTTACAGTTACCGCAGCATTCATCCATCAAAACACCCCCTTATGTTCCGCATACTTCTTCTTGCACAGATTCTCGCAAGCTATACGGCACTCATCCTCGGTTTCCCAACATTGATTGTGCCACAAGGAATTGAATACACAATCATTTTTCCCTATGATGTATGAATAAGTGTCACTCCAAGCATCATATACGATACGACACGAAAAATTGAACAGCTTTCCTGTTTTGTACCACCCTGAACCGTTCTTATGAGGATGTGGCTTACTTAAATTCATTGTGCGATTCTTTTCAAGTGTTCTCATTTTGCCCTCCTAACAATTCGATGACTTTTCTTCCGGCATCCCCTGGTCTACAGAATATAAACTCGCAACCATACTTCTTTTGCATTGTGTAACAAGCCTTTTGTAATGTTATCCCCCTTGTAGCGTTTGGATATGCCTGTCTACCGCTTTTTCTTATCCACAATCTCGGATTTATCCATTTGTGCAAGTCCTCTAAACGGCTGATAAATGGACTCTCAACTCCGCTCTTGCCTTTGATCGTAAATGATTCATTCTCAACAAGGATATATAGCTTTATGCCGTTATTTTGTGCAAGGATCGCCTCATCCCGGAAACGAGCATGGGATTTACCACATACATTCATCGTCAATTCTTGAATTGAGTTTTTTACATCAACAGTTATAGTGTATGTTCCGAGAAAGTCCATTGATTTTGGCGATATTCCTCGTTTTGCTTTTCTGTCGAGTACATCTTGTACTGATGGCGTGACTAAAATATAATCTCCTGTCGGCAAAGGGTGGCGTACAACCTCAATCCCCTGCGATTGCCAATAAGCATTTTTTATCTTATGCTTTCCAATCTGATTTCTTGAATCCTCTATCAATTTCATCTGCGTACCTCCACATAAAGCCCTTTGCCGTTCTGTTCTTGTTCCTACAACAGAAGCCTATATTTGTTGTTTTTGCACCTGTTTCTTCTGCCGCTTCACAAATACTGTTATAACGGCAGATAATGTTTCCATCCAGGCTTAATTTATATACAGCCTTAATATTGCTATCTCTTAATTTTGCTTTATGTTCTTCCGACAGCTGCTTTCCTAATCGCTTTTCTCTTATCTTTTGTTTTGTTTCTTCTGAATGATGTCTACCATACATAGGATTGTTTTCGCCATTCATATTTGGGCGATTTTTGCTACATCGTTCTCTAAAATCAGGATTTTTCCATCGTTCTTTTGCAATTTCTGACATCCGCTTTTTTCGCTCTTCTGTATGGATATGTTTACCCTTAAACGGTGATGGATGATGTGAACCAATGTTTCTTTTCCTTAATGCCTCAATATGTTCAGGTCGTAATTTTCTGCCAACACAATATGTGTTTCCTTTCATTCTTTTTCTCATGTCATCTATAAATTCTTGCGAATGTTCTGTATAAAACTGCCCTCCGGCTTTTGTGTTATATCCTTTTTGGGGATTTTGTGTGTCATATTTTTTTATCAATTCTTGTTCAATAATCATCGCTCTATCAAAATCAATATTACTAAACAATACAATATGCTTAATATTTTCCCATCCATATCTTTGAATAGGCTCGTATACTGTTTTCGAGTTTTTATATCCCCCACCATATCTCCAACGGTTTTCGGGTTTTTGCCTTGTTGAACCGATATACAATTTCCCGTCAGGAAATACATGGACATATACTGAATATGTATTACCATAATCATAATGGTCTGTTGCTTGATTGTAATTCATTTTACCCTCCTTTTCTAACATCCCTCCATATCAACACACAATCAACCAAAATCAGCGAAGCCATAAAGAAACACCAGGCTATAAACACATCTGATAAACTATCCATCGTTTTTCTCCTTTACGCCTTTGATATATCCGATTAAAAATCCAAGTGTCAGCGATAACAACATTATCAATATGTACGCCATAGGGTTATACCTCAATACTTGTAAA